CATTACCTGAATACCCTTAGATAAATCTTCGAGGTTCAGGACATACATTGAGTGCTTGTAATCGTAACGGATGCCATTGTTGTATGAGCTTCCGGCAAGCGTTTTACAGAGCTTAGTATCGTCAGAGTGGAGTTGATTAACAAGTTGAACGTACTTGTCAATCGGGTCTGCTGTAAGGTTGTTGAATACAAGTGCAGTGTGAATAACATTGACATAGGCGAACACATCTTTACCTTTGCTGTCTACCTTACCTGTGTCAATTTTAAGCAACTGTTCGCGGATGGGGTATTCATAGCCGGTGCGTTCCATAGGCAGGACAGGCTTACCATCAGCATCAATCACCGGAACAAGAGGCAATACGCGAAGAAGGTATTTGCCATCTTTATCCATTCTGAAGTAGTTAGTCTGGGTAGATGTTTCTGAGGCAGCTTTCTTTTTTGCTTCATCATGGGTCTGCTGCGATGCCATGAGGATGTCAAGCATTGACATCGAGGATTCTTCAATTGACATAATCTGAATGAGTTATAATTTAAGTGTCAAGATAGTTTCTCCACATTTCAGCATACGCGCCAATGTATAACTCCTGTGCGCTGGGCGATTTAATGATGTCCGAATCAGGCACCTTAATGCCCCAATGCTGTTCTGCGTGATGAATGACCTTAGTTATAACATCATTCATCTCAATTGATTTTTCGTTTTTAAGGTCACGGTAATCAAAACGATGACCAGATACTTCGCAGGTATGAACAGGAGCAAATTGTTCCTCAAAATACCTGTAAAGAGCGTCTACCGGTGGGCGGTTCGGAAGTTCATCTGAGATGGTTTTCAGAACTACACCAAATAGATACTTCAATTGAGGTAAAGAGCGATTCTTTTTATTGTCGTACAGTAAGTAGTTATACGTACCATTCGGCAATGTGTCCACAGAATCTAATAACTCATTAATGTCAGAACCTTCTTCGTGGACCGTGAAGGTTCCTTTCTTTTTAATCATCTCTATGATTTTGTAGCAAAGATACTAAAAAGTTAATGATTTGGTTGATTAAAATTATTAAAAATTTCTGAATGATTATTTGTTAATTTCGTAAGTGCTTATGTAACAATATTATTACGACACAATTTCATGCTAAATTTCTTCCGTGAATTTAAATTTGCATATATAAAGTCGATACCACCGATATTTTTAAATCTCAGGGTGGAAGTTTATTTGCAATCCATTACTCTTATTAAATCAACAATTCGCTTCAGAGAAAAATTGTGCTTTGTCTATTACTCGTTGATTTGATGAACCGCGCCAGAGCAATTCTGAGCTTGCTAACGCTTTGATGAATGGTCCGTCAACCAATGTGTCAATGTAACGTAAAATCTCCGTGTAACGTTCTCTAATGAGGCTTAAACCATATCCTGACCACATCCAGATTGTTTTGTAGGGATAACGTGTCTTAATCATCTTACATAGGGCGAGGATTTCTTCATATTGCATTAACGGTTCACCACCCAAAATCGAGATGTTGAACTCATCTTCATTCAGCTTATTGCAGACTTCTTCAACGCTCATCTGTGTGCCAGATTGAATATCCCAAAACTTAGAGTTATGACACCCTTCGCAATGTATCGGGCAACCTGAAACGTATAAAGAGTTGCGAAGCCCAACCCCATCTACCGAGGTTGAGCTTACAATCTTAGCAACTGATAGATACATACTTAGTCGTGTGTAACTCTATCGTTAAGTTCTGCAATCTTACCGCTATTCCATCGGTCAGTTGTACCTACGAGATAGCCTGTAATGCGCTGCAATCTGTCAATGTTCTCACTACCACATTTAGGGCAAACCTTTAAGTTTTTGGTAGCATCTTCATACCCACAATCCAAACAACGGTTACGATTATGATTAACTGAGCCATAACCAATGTTATACTTATCCATCAGGGTTACAATATCCATGATAGCTTCTACATTGTGAGTTGCATCGCCATCAAGTTCAACGTAGAAGATATGACCACCGCGAGTAAGCTCGTGATACGGACCTTCAACTTCTGCCTTATGTGCTGCGCTACATTTATAAGCGACAGGCACGTGATTAGAGTTTGTGTAGTAGTCTTTATCAGTAATACCGCGAATAATGCCATATTTGAGTTTATCGCGCTTGGTAAACTTACCTGACAAGCCTTCTGCCGGTGTTGCGAGAACTGAGAAGTTAAGTTTGTAATGGCTCGTTAATATAGCGGCTTTATTCTTCATGCGAGTAACGATAGCCAAACCTAATTTTTGAGAATCCTCGTCTTGACCGTGATGATGACCTGTTAAAGCAATCAAACACTCAGCCAAGCCAATGAAACCTAAGCCTAATGTGCCTTGGTTTAATACCGACTCCACAGAATCGGTTGGTTTGAGATTTTCTGAATTAACCCATAAACCTGACATAAGCAAGGGGAATTGCTTTGCTTCGGCTGTACACTGGAATTTGTAACGGTCGTATAGTTGTCGTGCCATGATGTCAAGAGCCTCATCGAGTTTCTTATAAAACTCTGCAATGCGTTCTTCTTGGTCGTTAATATCCATGCAGCTCATCGCCAATCCGGGGAGATTAATGGTTGAGAAGCTGAGATTACCACGACCCACTGAAGTTTTCTCACCGTTTACGTTTTCGAATACACGAGTGCGGCAACCCATAGTTGCGGCTTCATATATATAACGCTCAGGGTCATCAGCTCTCCATTTCTCATGCTGATTGAAAGTAGCATCGAGGTTAATGAAGTTGGGGAAGAAACGTTTAGCAGTTACTTCGCAAGCCAACGAATAAAGGTCGTAGTTGGGATCACCCGGCAAGAAGTTTACACCGCGTTTCTTCTTCCAAATCTGAATGGGGAAGATTGCGGTTGAACCGTTACCCACACCACGTTGAGTAGTTTTTAAAAGCTCACGTATTATACAACGACCTTCCGCTGAAGTGTCTGTGCCATAGTTGATTGAGCTAAATACAACTTGATTACCACCACGAGAATGAATGGTATTTAAATTGTGAATAAAGGCTTCCATAGCTTGATGAACTCGCTTAACAGTTTCGTTAATCGCGTGTTGTACCATTCTTTGTTCATCTGTTCCTTCAAGCTCTAAGGTAATAAAATCATCAACCTTAGCATCGTAATAGCTTGAAAGGTCAATACCTTGTAATGCTTCTATTTTCTTCAGTTCCTCAACAAATGTGCTGCGAACATAAGGAGCCATGTAAAAATCGAAAGCAGGGATAGCTTGACCACCATGCATCTCATTTTGAACTGTTTCCATCGAAATACAACCAAGTATGCTGGCTGTTTCAATACGTTTTGCCGGTCGAGATTCACCGTGACCTGCTTGAAAGCCACCTGAAAGAATCTTGTTGATGGGATGTTGAAGGCAGGTCAGCGATTTTGTAGGATAGTAATCAAAATCGTGTACGTGCAAGATATTATCTTCAACCGCCTCAGCAGCTTCTTTTGAGAGAAGGTAATTGAAGCCAAACTCCTTACTGCGCTCACTTGCGATTTTCATCATCATACCGGCAGGGGTATCAGCGTTCATGTTGGCGTTCTCTCTGGTGACATCGTTCTTCTTAGCGCAAACAATATCGTTAATAATTTGGTCGCTCTTAGAATTACGTACCTTGTTACGAGTGTCACGATACAAGATATATGCTTTGGCAACTGAGGGGTAATTGCTCACCATCAGTTCTTTCTCCACAAGGTCTTGTATCTTTTCGACCGTGATGTTACGCGCATCTTTGGCTATTTGCGCTTGAACATTCGATGCAATTTGTTCAGCAGTTTTCTTAGATGCCTCCGTTTCAATCTTAACGGACTGCATCGCTTTAATGATGGCTTGTTGAACTCGCTCCTTTTCGAACTCAACGACACGACCATCACGTTTGGTAATCATAATCATTGGATTGCTCCTTTTTGTTTATTGGTGAAGTTGGATAAGTATTCTTTCAGTGTTTTTTTGAAAGTTTCTGAAGTATTATAGCCACAGCAACGCGGCTCACCACATAGACCATTTCGATAAACACATTTAGGAACCATCAATGTAGCTAAGTCGGGGTCTACTTCAGCAATCTTAGCTTTCAGTGCTTTAAATACTGTAACTGTTTGCCAATGTGCTTGTTGACATAATCTCAGCTTTGCCATATCAATCAGGCTTTGAGCGTTGATACATAGACCAAGATTAACAGGTGTGTAACGGTCGGTATTTTCTTGCATCCATGACATCTCGTTAATCATGCTACCTATCGTTTCCTGACAATCCCCCATACGATTGTTAGCAATGTCATCAGATAGAGCGCGTAATTGTTCCTTCATTTCCTCAGCTTTGAAGATTAAGCCGGGGTTGCCACCTTTGCGGTCATCACGACAAGTAAGTTGGAATGGAACCAAGCCAACGTGGTGACGGAGGATGTGAGTTGATACAAACAACGGAATGTTATGGAGTGTAATCCAAAATAGCTGAGTGCGGCACGGACTATGTTCTGATTTATACATAGATAGCAGTGATTGACCACTTTTTCCTATAAATGTCATTTCACACGCTTCTCGCATAAGGTCAGCATCCGTGAGCTTTTTTACAGTAATGGTAAAATCCTTCATTGGATTGTTGAAATATTAAGTTGAATTTTAGCTATGATAGTCACTTTCTAATTGTGTCTATATTGTCACAAATATCACAACAAAAACTGTGACAACGTGGTATATAAAATGCAAAAAATCATTATATTTTTACAATTTTAATGTTGATGCGCCCTTCTGATTTTGTCATAATATAATTTGGTAGTCATCGTTACCGGTTTCGCTCTCTTAGCAAAACCCGGAGTTAAACCTGTTTCCCTATATAAAATCAATGCTTTACGGAACTTGGGTTTCTTGAATAATGGAGATAGCGACATATAGCCTATACCTTCAATTAGCTCAGGGGTAGGGGCAAAAGCACCGCTGGCTTCTACAATCAGGTTGTATTCCAGCGGTGCTTCATATTTTAGAAAATGCCCAACTTTAGTTTGCTCGAACTTTACTTGCTTTAGTTTTGCTCCCGGCTTTTTCGGTCGTTTCTTTGGCTTCCTCGGTCTGCCCCTTTTCCTCTTGATTTTCTTTGGCTTCCTCGGTTGCTCCAGCATTTCCTCTAACGTCATCGGCTTCTATTTTTTGTTGAGCTTCTACTTCTAATACTGCGCGTTTAGCGGCTTCTAATTCGGCTAAACGCATACTTTGCGCGTTACGCGGTGCTTTGTGAATTTTCATTATTATACCATGTATGTTACGTTAATATAAATAGCTTCGTAAGTTACGTAAGGGTTGTATAGTATTTCAAGTGTACGGCTACCTGCTTCTATTTTCCATTGGATGCCGGATGCTACCAATCCTGAGCCTATTACTTGATTACCGGCAATTATGCCATTTGATGATGTGCCTAAAGATATTGTTCCGCTTGCAGGTGCTACCCATGCTATTGTTTCGGTAGGAGCAGCTATTGTTTCGGGTAAAGTTAAGCCATCAGCTAATCCGGATGTGATAACACCAACGATATTAACGACAGAACCCATCTGCTTAACTTTCACTCCTGTATTACCTAATGTGGTCCAATCTACAAGGGTGAACATTTCCTTCTCCAACTTAGTAAAATGCGCGTCTACGGCTTCCTTCTCAGCTTCAAATGTAGTGCTGGTGGTGTATTTGGTTGACAGTAGTTCTCCGTTTTCCTTGATGTCACAAGCAAAGTCAGCAATACCGTTAGCTTGGAAGCGTAAATCTCCAACTGTGTTCTGAACGATGAACGCCTTATCGCTATCGGTAATATAACCAATCGTGCCAAACACTTGGTCATTGCGATCTTTCCATGCGATAGATGCAAGTAAGGCGGCATTAGCGCAAGTATATGAACCATTCTTAACTGTCAAGCCATTCTTACCGGTCTTAGCTGCTACCAACTCACCATTAGCTGTAATTGCTCCGGTCTTACCTACAACATTCAATAAGGCAGTGCCTTTACCGTTACCAATGACAGTATTACGATAATAAGCTGAAGTGGTTTCGCCTAAGTTAATATTGATAGTACCGGTGTCTAAAGCTGAACTATTGTTGATGATACAGTCACTTGAAATTGTAATATCGCCTATGGTGGCTGTACCGAATTGAGCCGGCATACTTACGACCACACTCTCGCCTTCAACCTGCATGATAGTGTTACTATTCACACCAAAGATAAAACCGTTGTCAGATATTTCCATCTTGTAGATTTTATCGTCAGTCTGAGATTGAACGGTTAGAACGTTGTTTGAGTATGAGATTGAGTTATTAGATGTCGCAGATCCAAATTTAACTGCATCATCCAAAATAATCGGACTGCTGAAGGTAACATTGTTGGTGAAAGTCACTTCGTTGCCAATCTGACTTGAAGCTCCGTTGCTTGATAGGAGTAGGGCGTATTTTCCGAAGAAGGCTTCTTTGATACCTACCGCTCCGGTTGATGTTACGCTGATATATTGTTTGTTGCTTGGGAGCGTACTTGAAGCAGCACAGCCATAGTTGACACGACCAACCTTAGTGTTTCCATCAGCATACTTCAGCGATTCGTTGGTGTCGTTCTCATAAATATAGCAAGGGAACTTAACGTTTGTCGCTCCATCGAAACGCCTGATTTTGCCATTGAGATATACATAGCCGCTTGCAATTGTACTACCGCTAACCGAACAGCCTGAAACCACGAAGTTATCGCAATCCGCAAAGATGTTGTTGATAGCAAGAGCCAATTCCTGAAGGTTGATTATATCGTCAATGTAGGTGTATCTACCACCTGTCTGAGAAGTAAATTCCTTCATTCAGTTATAATTATTTTGTAAGTTTTATTGGTGATTTTATATTTGTCGATGTAATACTTCAGTGAGTATAAGAATACTTCCTGCTTGATAGCGGCAGTGTTGATTGCCGGCACATTCACAACAAAGCTGAAACCGAGTGTGGTGTTTTCGGCTTGTGTAAAAAGTATAGCTGATTCTGTTATTCCTGAGTTGGTTACTTCAGTTTCAAGCCGTAAGATTGGATTAACACCTTCATCAGAATCGTTTTCTTGCGATTGAAAGTAAAAAGCCGTACCCTGAGATTCACCGTTATCAATTGTGATTGATGTTTGTGGATCTAAAAAATACTTGCTAAACTTGCGGTTCAAATACCACTCAAAAAGTATCACCTGAGATGTCATGCGTGTTTCTATACGCTTTTCTCGCGCCCATTCACACCATTCATCATTCAGTGATTGTAACGGCTCTACCAGTGAGCGTATAACTAAAATCAACTTCCTACCGCAAAGGAAATGCGGCAGAAGTCGATTAATTAGTTTTTCAAAGTTAATACTGTACCTCATTAGTTGTCAGTTTCAACTTCCAATACAATTGTTTCGTTCCACTTCTTAGTAACGGAACTATCATCGCTTTCTTTGATGTAGCCTGAGTTGGGGATAAAACGTCTTGCAATTGCTTGTTCTTCGCCCAATGTGCCGTTATCGCCACGCAATCTAATAAAGATACCTTGACCATCTTTGCTTGCGTCAACATCAACAACGTGGTCAACCGCCTGAATGGTGTCGATGATATGCTGATAGTAAATCCAACTGTTAAAGTCGAGGTTCTTAATAAACTCATCTAAAGCTGTACGAATGTTATCCATCAGCTCGGTTGAATTAATCAAACCATCATAATATACCGTCAGACGAGGAACAAGTATATCCCCTTCAAGGCTGATTACCTCAACATGGGTTCCGGCAAAAGCAATTTGTTTAATGTAGCTATTGATTTGGGTAAGCTCACTTGCATCAATAGCCTGATAGTTACCTGCCGAACCTGTTGCAGCCTTCAAAATCAATTGTCTATCATGAAAGCCGGTTTCTTCAATTTCGGCATAAGCTGCCTTAGTGATTACGCGCTTGGTTTCATTGACTTCGGCATAGCTGAATGTGGCTTTTTCTTCATCTACCACCAATGTATCGCCTGATTGATATTTAAGAAGGGCATTGGCATAATAAGCCGGAGTACCGTTCACTCGCCCTTGCAAGTCATTCACAATATCAACTTTAAACACATCTAACAGCGTTTCAAAGGCGTTAATACAAGCTGCCGTTACCCAAGACAAGGCATTAAGCACTGACATCTTGGAGGTAATACTTGAAGCATCTACCGGAGTTTCAACGTACTCAGCTGTATTTAAGAACGTATTACGGCTGGTTACGATGTCCTCATAGATTTCTCTAATCGTTCTGCTCATTATTTCAGTACTGTATCGTTAATATAAAATTCCCAGCCGCGTTCTTTGCCTACCGGGTCTGTAATAATCTTATTGATAATTGCCAAGCCTGTTTTAGAAGGTGGTGTTGTAAGATAGACCTTGCAGCCTATTCTGGAAGCACACACCTTGTACAGCTCCGCCAAGTAATCATCTATAACACTGATACTTGCAAATCTCGCATCTTGAAGATTCAGGGTCTGCAATTGGTCGAGTGAGATGACCGATGACAGGTCTGAAATCTTACAACCTTGCAGGTCGAGATTTGTAGTTTCATTGAATAAGAATAGGCTATCCATAATCGGGGCGGTGGAGTTAGTGATGTAAGAATACGCAACAATGGGAGCCGTTAAATATAGACTATCGCAAAGGTTGGTGGTATCAAATAAATGAAAGCCAAAGGTGTTGCCATAGATTTTAATGATATGCGATGAAAGCTCGTCATCAAACACGTGTTCCGTGGTCTTACCCTTAGTTGCTAACTTGATGACTTCCAAATCTGTATTATCACCCCAATCAACGATAATATAGCCTGCACCTTGCGCCCTGAATGATACTGAGTCAACATCGCCAACATGACCAAAAGCACATAAACGTTCAGTAGTGCTTTTAAAATACACGCCACGTTCACCGTTAACAGGTCTTAAACCTTCATCAGACAGTTTATCAAGTACCGTACTGCTTATTACATATCCCTCGTTGTATGTCAGTTTCGTTCCTGCTGTTAATTCTGTATCATATCCAAGTTCTTCGTTGGATGATAATAGGTCAAACACACCTTCAATTGAGCCGTAGATATGCAACGCCACATCGAAGATATTTTGACCTTTACGCACAGTGTATGTTTTAGCCATTTAGCTGTATGTCTAAGTTGTTTGTGTCTAAATCCATATTAGCTGAAGCGATAGACACTCCATCAGCTTCAAACTCGCTTGTAAGCACGTCAACCAAATCATTTGTATTACCGCTGCAATTTACCCAGCGCACAAGTCCTACACCGGCAGAAGGGTAACGATAGTAGTTACCCGGAACGCACTCCAACAATAGGGCAGCGTTCTGGTTGATAGGGTCGATTATCTCCACATCGTTTATTTCGGCATTGTAAAGTTCCAATTCTTGCATATCATCAGTAAATCGCAAGTAATAATCACCTGACTCTGCCAACGCTATAAGTTCTGAAGCCTTGATGCTGCTACCTTTGAGAGTAATGTCAAACCACTCATCAGAATCTCCATCAAGTAGGGGTGGGCGTGGTACATAGTGAGATATGCCGCCCGATTTAAACGTCACTTTCAGCCTAACACCTTTGAAATAAGGAGTGTAGGGGATATGGATATAAAACCCATTGCTCCGCAACTCCTTGTAAGTCACACCTGAGATAGTTACTTCACCGTAGATATACTTTTCACCGGTGTTATCAACCCATTTAAAATCTCTGAGTGTGTACTTGTTTTTTGATGAAAGAGCCAAATCAAACGTAGCTAATTTTAGTGCTATGTCACTGCTCATTAGAATAGTGTTAATATGATTTCACCCAGAGTTAATAAATAACTACCGGGTGAAATGCGTGTGTTTATAGTATTAGATTATGTATCAATCGGTATAAGCACCTTTTGAAATGGTTTGGCTATCATTTAGGATACTTTGTATAGCCTCAATATCACCTGAGATAGTAACTTGATAGTCTTGTAAAATGCTTGTACTGAAATGTTCCATAATATTTGTGTTAGTTATTCGAGATATTTCCAATCACCATTCTTGTTCTTGTACTTAATGCCGTCAGCGGAGAAGCTAAAGCCATAGCCATTATTCTCCATCATGAAAGTCATGCCACTGGATGTCCTTCTTGCCATTACGTAGTTGTCATTACGTGTGCCGAGAACAAAACCGTTGGCAAAGAAACAAGTGGTGTATGTGTCTGTATTATAAGAAGCTGTGATGGGTACCTCAGTTGTGTCATTATAACCCCAAGACAATGAAGCGGTATCACCTGAAGATACTGACGAAACTGAGTAGGACAATTTGATTACATGATAGCCGCCTGAATCGGTCTTAATGGTGTTGTCAGCAACTGAATAGGTGTTACTGTTTGTTTCACCTGCCGAAGCTGAAACGCCTTGCTCGTATATTGTCTTAGTGTTGAGCAATTTCTTATGACCTGCATCTGAATATGTCGCTATCGTAATCTTTATTGTCGCTGAAGCTGAGTGGGTTGTGGTTACAACCGTACTGCCGCCAACCAGTGTGTTGTTGTTACCATTGATTGCGCCTGTGGTGCTGATTATTGTTTTACTGTTGCTTGCCGCATGAGCATATAAATAAATATAGCCTTGATTAAGCGTTATTTCAGTTGAAGTTGGAGTATAAATTTCACCAAGCTCAACTGTGCCTGTGGTGGATTTCGTAGATGAAAGCTCACCTGATACAGCTGCAACACTAATAGCTTCATGGCTCGCATTGTTTATCTCAATGTCACCTGAATCACGTGTGCCGATAAGGTCTGACAAATCATCATGATAACTACCATCGAAGGTAGAGCAAAGGCGGTTTTCACTGTCGTAAATCTTGATGGCTTTTTCGGTCGGGTCTATACTAACGTGTTGCCCCTCAGAATCACCCACCAAAACATTCTGTGCCACCATATCTTCAGTGTTGATGAACTTAGCATCAATTGTGCCTGATACGATTTGTTCAGCTGATAGAGTGCCGGTATAGATGCCATTTTTATCAATCGTAGTAACAGCCTTTTCCGATGAAGCTACATCGTATAAAGTAGCCGTAGCCACTTGCCATTCTACAGACTGATATATCTGCATGATTTTCTTAATGCCGGATGAAGAAATGGTGATTATTTCCAATTTGATTGACAAGCTACTATCACCTTTGACCGTCTGAGTGGGGATTAAAGCAAAGTTGCCAACGGTATCTAATTCACCATCACCGTCAGCATCACAAGTAATTACGCACTTGTATTCTTCCCAATCGCCTGTGCCTTTAGTAGATGTAACCCAATTTACAGTACAGTTGTTGCTACATTCCTCTATTGCGAAGTTTGTCGGGATATTGGCTACAATACGTGCGAGGTATTTGGCTTTAGCTTTTGCCGGATTCTTGAATGTGAAGCCACCCAAACGATAGTCACCTAATGCAGTCCAATAATAATCGGTTATTTGCATTGCCTTTGATGTGCTGTTGGGAGCTTCTTCATTATCCACCCATTGACGCTCCATGCCGGTTGTAAGCTGACCTATATCTTCACTGCTACCGGTCAAGTAAACTCTATCTGAAGCATACAGTTGTAATACAGGACCTTCGCCATGTAAAGTAATGCGTAATGTATCATCGTCATCAAAGGCAATGCCTGACAGGATTTCAGCACTTACAAACTCAACAATATCTTCCTCAGAAAGCTCTACCGAACCGCTCCACAATTCGTTTACAGTACCGTCAGCTTTAACTATCGCAATATTCAATATTGTAATATCGGTACCCCTGAAGGTTAAGCCGGTGCTTGCAATATAATCTTTAACATCTGAATAGCTGAATGTTAAGTACGAATACCCTAAATAGTCATCTGTGCCATTGTAGCCTTCATTGCTAAATTCAGGGTCACGATATAGCATCTGACTTGAAGCAAGCATAGAAGCATAGTCGGCACTACTTTGAATTTCACTGTCGGCATCGGTCCACATCATGGTTACACTCTCATCGAAGGATAAATCGCCTTCAGCGTTCCATGATATTTTACCACCTGCAATAGAGCCTGAGCCGTTCTTCTTCCATGCAATATTTCCTGCTGCAAAAGAGCCTGAACCATCTGAAGCAATACTCCAGTAATTGCCTGACAGACGTGAAGCAGACAAAACAATGCTATTTGATGAAAGAGTATAACCGGTTGCGTCAAGCGTGTCTGTATCACCACTGTAAATAGCTGTGTCGGTGAATTTCCAACCTGCTATAACATTAGTCTGCTCGCTGTTGGAGTTGAGGCAGAACACTCGCTTGCCTACTGAATTATAACCTGATAATTGTGTATTGTCAGTGTCGGCAGCAATGTAAATACCTCCCTTTGAGCTGATTGTGTTACGATAGTCGGTTACTGTTTCGCCCAATTCTCCGGTGGTCACGTACAGACCGTTATAACCTGAAGTGGAAACAAGAGCAACTGTTTCTGTGCTGATTCTTTCTTGGCTAATATCCCATCCTGCCAACTTGCCGCCATCCGTACCTAATTGTACTGCTCCACCAAGGAAGCTAAAAGAACCGTCAGCGTCTATGTACCATTTGTAGCCACGTATGCCGTTGGTTCCGATTGTTATGCTGCCCTCTGCTGAAGTGGTGGACTGTGCGGTATTTTTCTTGATGCCGATGTATAGGCTGTTATCGTCAAAGTTCCAGCCGGCTATTGAATTGGTTGAACCTAAGCTGAACACCTTAACGACTTGTGGCATTTGAAGATTAGAACCTTTGTTTGTGTCTTGAACTTTATAGCCTTCAAGGCCATAAGATGTACCGCTCTCATAGAACATAGCCACCCCACCGTGTAACGCAGTGTTACTTTTAAAGGCTTCAACCGTAGCACCAACGTCATCGCCTAATATCGCGCTAATGTTGGTTACACCGATATATTGAGCTTCGCCATCGAGCAAAATGCCTTTGCCATAAAGAGCTTTATCGTTAATACTCCAACTACCGATTTTACCGGCTGCGGCTGTAATAGTGCCTTCAAAATCAGCACTACCGTCAGCATTAAAATGTACCTTATCTTTGGCAAATACCGCTGAACCATCGCTGTTGAGTTGCCATGCGGTTTCTCCATCAGGTTGAGCGGAAATAGCTCCTGAAGATAATAGCTGAAGTGAACCGTCAGAAGTGGCTATCTTATTGTTGTCGATTACCCAACCGCCAATCATACCACCGTTAGCATCAAGCCTGAAGATTTCCTCAAATTGCTTGTAACCGAATAAACCATAGTTACTTTCATCGCGGAACGATGGACCCATATAGACACCGGTAATAGTTTCCGAACCTTCTTCAGTGGTTTCTTTCTTACCTGCAAATAATTTGGGGGTAATGACGTACTGACCGCTGATAGTGGTTGCGCTGCTGTTCCATTCCAATATCCAATCAAGCATGGAAGTTTCGCGCACTACGGTGTATTGGTAGGTTACTGAAGTGTTGTACTCACCACCGTTAGCAGATATAGATAGAGTGATCGACCCTGATTGTTCTTCGCTGCTAATGTCGATAAGCTGAAGGCTCATCGTGGTGTTATTAACTTGTTCTAAGACATATTCTAATTTGTCATCGCTTACCTCAGATACTTCAGCGGTAAAATCTACCGCTTCCTCTCCGCAGAACACGCGAATAGTGGCTGTGGCATAATCTAAGTCGGGATTTGCCCCATCATAATCAGCTTTAATAACACACGAACTCGGTGAAAGCGATACTGAATAAGCATCACTCACCGAGTTTATAATTATCATTTCTTGTGCTATCTTCGCCATTTTGTTTTTTAGAAGAATAGCTGAAATGATGTATGTTAGGTTGGGGTTATTCTATACTATTCATAGCCTCAGAAGCAATTTCTTTAGCGTGGTTTCGCCAAGACTGTAGCTCTGCAAACTCTTGCTTATATTCTGCTTGCTTTTCCTCTGAAGCATCTGACGTACCCGAAAGTACCGCCATCATGTTATTGTTGATTGCTTCGATTTGACTGTCGGTGTACTTCAACGTAATGATAGCTGAAACAATAGTTCCATAGCTCCAGTAGCCGGGTTCTAAAGTTGCACTTTTCCAACTATACTGACCGTCAGTTTCTTCGCAATCGAAATTTATCGTATATTGTTTTCTACCCAAATCATACACAAATGTTGTTGGTTCGGGTTTATTATCACCAAACATAAGCATTGTTTTCTTCAAACTCCTTTCTTCGCATAAATAATTTGTAATCGTAACGCTTTTGAATTTTTACAGCACCGGTATTCTTGATTAAACAGCATCGTTTTATATTCTTTACATACGGTGCGTATAACTTTTCAGCCATACTTGCAGATTTATGGTGAACTACAAAACCTATATAAGAATTAACTGAAGATGCGGTGCGCGATAATTCTTTGAGTAGTTGCAGTGTTGGACCATTTTGAGATATTGTTGCACACAACTTGTTTAAGCGGAACAAAGCGTCGTGTAAACCACCAAGTGTTCGGTTAACGAGATATGTTCTATTAGGCTTAATCACACCACCGACAAACCTGCATCCATGACGAATTGGCTGCAAATACACTTTATCAGGGTGTAATGTTACGTGCAAATAGATTTTCAACCACCTTTCAGCTATCTTTCTAATACGCATAATATCGTTTTTATCACCTACTATGGTAAAATCATCCACAAAGCGTTTGTAAAGACAATTATACCGTATGCAGAATTTTAGCATAATAGCATCAAAAAACGACATATAAAAATTAGCGCACAATTGGCTTGTAATATTTCCTATCGCCAACCCTAAATGGCGTGGATTGTTGAGCATGGATTTATGAGCCGGAAGTTTCGCTCTATCGCTGGCAGAGAATTTTTTAATACAATTATCTGAAGGCACATGATATATCGTTATCTTAGTAAGATTCAACAATATATCAATATCATCACCCACATATTCTTCTTTAATAAACTTTTCGAGCAATGACCATAAAATATTTTTGTCAATACTCATGAAAAAGCCTTTCAAGTCATATTTTCCCACCCAATTTTTATGCTGTCGCTTCTTGCAGCACCATATCATATCTTTTCTAAGAGCTTGTTGTGCTGCAAATGTTCCAAATCCCTTACGGCAATTAAATGATACATTCATTTGCCTTCGAAACCGACCTTCGAACAATGGATTCAAGCGTAGACAAATCCAATGTTGCACAAGTCTATCGCGAAATGCTGCGGCAAAAATTTCTCTATAAGAAGGAAATTTAACGATAAAACAAGTGGAAGTTGATGGCACATACTCTCCATAATAGATTTCGTACACCAACTCCCACAAATTTCGCTCGTAATCAACTCTCCACTTTTCACATTCGAGGGATGAGTATTTATTACGCAAACAGTCGTTCTTTGCAATAACCCATCCAGTTTTAATCTCCTCATCAAGTGCGACCACAGCTCGGACTCTGTTACTGTTGTACTTGTTGTTGTTGTTGACGTTGCCATTACCGAAGTTAATGTTCCATGCGTTCAACGCTGAATACTCCAAAGCCGACTCCGCGATTATGCGATTGGGTTCAATATTTGAAATAACGAGTGGACTATTTATAAGTCCACCTGTATCGCATCCATTTAATTTAAGAAGATTATTTATATCCATAACCGTAATCGTGGGTATAAAATATGCGACTATCAGCGAAGCCAAGCCATCGCTTGACCTGCCAATTGGTTTACCAAGTCCAAGAAATTAGCTTCTTGTTTAGGAGAAATTAGCGGCACTTTACCATGCTTTTTGTCAGTATATTTTACCGCTGTTAATACTCGCACAGAAGTTTTAATGGCAATTATACGAGCGTTAATATTCGCATAACAGTGTCTGCGCGATTGCTGATAACTTGATAAATTAGAATCTAACTCATAAGCCATCACAATAAAGTCCAATATCTCAGCTATGTTGCTTACAAGCCGACTTCCCAATATCTGATATGGTATAGATTTGGGAAGTCTTTCCACAGCAGGAACAGACCATTGTAACAGCCTTTCAGTTAACCGATAAATCGGAGTTTGTGATGCGTGATGCCTCATGTTTGTAAAGTTGATTCATTTCAGAATAGCAAACATACTATATAAGGGTTTAATCAAATGCGCGACTCTGAAAGGAGTCGCGCTAAAGGGGTTAAAATGCGACCACAGCTCGGACTCTGTAACTGTAGCACTTGTTGACGTTGTTGACGTAGCCATTACCGAAGTCAATGATCCATGCGTGCAACGCTGAATACTCCAAAGCCGACCAGTAATATGTGGATGTAAGCTGGGTAAAAACACCATCACTTACTGCCTTTGCAAAGATAGCGTTCTGAGTATCTACATTGTACCCTTTTGAATGATACCAATATAATCGACCTAAGTCACCCAAATTCGGCAAGAACCATTTGCCGGTTTTAAATAAAGGAGAAAGCGTTTCACCGGACTTAACTTTTGGTTGATAAGCATAACAAAATGACGCTGCCGGATAATAATATTGCTGATATTTACTCGAACCTTTCTCTGTGACGATTTCTGCCATTAGAGAGTTTAAACTTTCTAATTCAGTCATCTTGTCGGTGGCACATGGTGTCTGTAGATTAACTGAACTATCACCCAAAATAGTGTTACGGTGCTTAATGATATTTAGCGTATTGCGTAATCCTTTGGGTATTACATCTCCAATCTTATAATCACCAACCTCGGATGTGAGCGTAGTAAAGCCTATTTCAGCCACAGCAGTGTTGACATTTGGTACTTTAAAGCCATCCGCATCGCCATAATTCTCATCTCGATAGGAATCATCTGTAATATAACTTGTACCTGAGCCTTGTGAGTTATATAGACCCATGCTTGTAATATCAACTATGGTTGGTATATTGTATACTGAATAGCCGGGAGTGTCTGCTAATTCAATATTACGAACATTATAAGTGGCATCATTACTGCTTCCTTCTGACCAACCGCTATTAAAATAAAGCCCCCAAATACTACTTGTTGATATATCTGACAAGGCTACAGCCAAGCGTTGTGACTTATCATCCGGATTGATGTAGAAACAAATACCCACAGTGGTTTTTGCAGTATTCAACACATCCGAAAAAGTACCATCAGCAAACACATAATCTCCCACTTTACATTTGTGTTCGTAAAAACATATCGTTGCCGTTTTAGTGAGTTTTTCTCCGTTAATAAGCGTTGCAACCACTGTAACTTCAGCATCGGGGTGTGCTTCTTCAGTGCCAACCTTATTTACCGTTAATTCGCCTGTCGCAGAATTGATTGTGGCATAATTAGTTGCAGTCATGCTCCAACTAATATTGGTGAAAGTATTTGCATTAACCGTGCTGGGAGTAATACTTAATTGATATGTGCCTACTTTATCATAGTATCGTTCAGACGCTATTGACAGCGATGTAAGATTATATGCAGTATAAGTGATATATACAGGATTATTTACATCATCAATATTACCGAATTTCTCAATTAGTTTCCTCTTATTTTCAAACGTGATAATTTGTGTTTTATCTGTCGAACAAGCGATTTTGCCTGTCAAAGTAATATCCGGCAATTCAGCTAATTTCATCAAGTGGTTAACTGAGAAATTAGTCCAATCAACATTCTTAATTACACATTTGGTCAAACCAAAATCATCCGAATCACAAATCTCAGCAATAATGCTTTGACAGTTTAGATTTGGACAATTTGAGAACTCGAACTCTTGCATACTGCCCACGCCTTCAATAGAGAAGTTGTTTGATGTGAGAGCTTCATAATCAACCAAAGATAAGTTAGTTAATGTTGAAGGCAATTGCAACTTAGTGATAATTGAAGGTTGACCGACTTTGATAGATGTTACAGATGTGCCACCTATCAAAATTTCTTCCAATCGGGTAAGGTCTGAGAAGTCTATATTACCATTCACAGATGAAGCTCCATTGATGTCGAACACTTTAAGTAATGGAGCGGTCACAGTGATTTTAGGCGGTCGGAACTCAATAGGTTGCTGAGATGCGTGAAACTCTGTTAGTCGTTCACCTGCCACTGTAAAGCCATCACCCTCAATAGGCTTGTTACCAAATTCACCGATAGACCTGTAATTATCAATACCACAAAGCTGAATGTTCGTGTTACCATCACTGTTTACACCCGACAAAGTAAACGCCTCTCCGGCTTTAACTCGCTGAGGTGTCGAATAACTTTTACCGTTTGTATCACGACCATAAGCTAATGAGCTACCTGTACTGATAGCCGGGTATAACCAAATATGCGGCACGAGGTCAAATGAATACTCAGGTTGCGCACCTGCCAAAGTAGTGATAGAACGGAACGTGAGTGAGTTAGAGCCGTTCATAGCAAAGTCACCATAAGAAGCGTATGACTGCAAATACTTCAGGCGCAACTTAACCCATTGCATTTCACACTGAAGTTGGTCGCCAAGTGATTGTGTGATAGGGTGAGTAGAGCCGGTATAACCATTACCCCAAACAGCAGAAGCCGCCTCATAAGAGATACGTGCATTTTCGTTATATGCTACGGCAGGGAAATAACGCTGTGTGGAGAAGAAATACTTATCCATGCAACCAAATACCTTATCGTCATAGCTTGAATCCTTAGCCAAGTCCGCCATCTGAGCGAACATCGTGTTCATCATAGAGCGAAGTTCGGTGGGATAAGCTAATTCAATCAGGTCATACAAAGCGTTTTGTTCACCATTCCAGTATGTCGCATTGCTGCTATCAACGTCATGTTCCTCAACGTAATAAGGCTTATTCTTACGGCCTACGTTGTCGGTTGCAAAGATGGTATCTAAGTCATCTTGCGCCCAGTGAATAACGAGCTTATCGTTTTTGTATGTCAGATAAAGATAAGTATTCTTAGCGCGGTTGTCGGATGCAGCTTTCAGCTTAATAAAGTTTGAGTGGTATAGTCCATCTTCAACGTTAATATAGTCAGATGCTTGCTCTTTAAAGTCGGCAATACGTGCGTTAACAAATTGCTCGTTAATGTTTTCCCATAAACTTCCCGAAGGATAAATGCCTGTCTGAGATGCAATGTTGAGCTTTTCATATTGACCTTCACCTTTCTTGGCTACACCTGCATCAACCCATTGTGATGTAAGAGTGTCATAACGATATAAGTCAAATTGGTTAGCCTCAGAAGATGCCTTTGTAACCCAATAGAATGTTTGACGGTCTGCCTCGCTTGAAGATGCTTTCTGAAGGTCTGTCACTGTGCCAACCCAAGGACTGATATGTGTACTGTGAAGATAGAAGAAATTGAACGCTTCTTGGAAATACGAAATAGATTCAGTATTACCCATAACAACTTCCCACTGCTTTGTGCCATTATAATAAATAACTTCATCAGACAGTGTAACATCATCATTCCAAGGAACGCGGTGGTTGGTTAGTGGCGTACCGTTGTCACAACCTTCCAACATCAAATATTCAGGGAACACATTCTTATCATAACCAAAAGTAGGCTTATCACCCTTGCCCGGACCAAATGTATATAAGCCGTAGAATGTAGGTTCATCGCTCTCGGCTGAACGTGTAAAAACAAGGAAAGGTTTCTGAACGACTGTAACACGACAATCTTCAAATCCTTCAGTGTTTGTGATATAAGAACCGCCTGTACACTTCTTCCATAGGTCTGTATAGAGATTAACACAACCCATTTTGTGAGATTGCATAGATGATGCCCAGTTACGTTTTGCAACGTTCTTAACGGAGTAGGGAACACCATCCATAAGCTGATATGCCGCACCTCTGTTTACGCCATTCTCATCAAGCCAATAAGTAGCTGAGGTATTAGCAAATTGGAAGTTCCACATCCAGTATGAACGTGATGACGTACCTTGACCGGTGGTTTTAACCTGATAAAGCGTTCCTGAGTGTGAAGGGTCATCAATTATATGAATTTGAACATCATTAGTATATGCAACATTACCGGTTGAGTAAGAAGGAACTGTGCCGGTAATCACCATCGTGTTATATTTGTCGTATGCCTTTGTATAGCTAATAGTATTGTCATCACCTAAGATAGCATTAGCCTCACGATATTCAAGTTTCTCGGCAACGGTAGACATTGCCGCCATGCAATCTTGTCGTATATCATTAGCTGATAGAGATTTACGGTAAACACGCAAACTATAAATATCAATATCCGAAGTATCGTTGCCAATGCGAATACCCATAGAGGTCTGCTTACCATTTACATATTGCACGAACTTATCTGTCGTGGTCCACATAAACTCACGGTTAATAGTACCGTTGATGAACAAGCGTACATAGTTACATGACGTGTTGTTGATGCCGTAAATGATATTGACAGCCAAGTGGGTACGCACACCTTCTTGCCATGCTACATCTTGGTCATCATGCACACGGTTGTTTTGTGTCATGAAGCAACCATCAGTCGGGTTCATCTCAAAACCAAGCGGCAAAGAGTCGTTCATGTAAGAACACATACGCAAGATAGCTGCATCCATATCAGTTACATTTCGTGTTGCAAAATCCAACTCGATAGTAACTGAATTACGCATATCGGTAATAAAGTCTTGATATGGCTCGTAGTCAATCGTAAGAGAACGACCGGCAAGCACTCTTAAACAGCGGTTGCCATCTTCATCAGTTACCCAACCGTCAGTTTTGAATTTAAAGCCGGACCAAGTGGAGCTAACAGTTGAATTATCAGCAGTATTGATAATTGTAGCCGGGTTGGTTTCATCATTGGTGCGTAGACGAGGATTGAGAACAAAGTCAGCTCCCGAAGTAGGTGAAAAGTTGTCTTGATTGTCAACCTGAAGGTCGATCATCGTGCGGATCTCCGATTCACCCGAATAGAAATGCAAGTAAGCATCTACGGTGGTGTCATCGCTGTCAATTTCTACGAAGTTTGTCAGCTCATATTTGGTGTTGTTTGCTACGTTGCCAAGGTCAAGCTGCATATACTGTTCAACACCCTTGTAATCGCTCAAAAGGACCGTAAAAGGAGTTGTTTCAGCATTGGGGTTGTAGATTGCATAGCTGAATAGTGTCTGAGAAGTCCAGTTGGTGGGCGTTTTATTGACATCGTTTAGAAGCAAGTAAACGGTTTTATCCGTCTTATCAGTAATCACCAAAACTTCAGTAGTAACAACATCACTAACGACATCAGAATCGTCTACTGTAAGCCACGCTTTAATTGTGTGAATACCCTGAGTGATAACCTTATTCTTGTCGGCAGATGTGTCTGTTACTTCAACCTGTCGGGGAGATTCAGTGTAGACAGTTGTACCAAGTGAATAGGCGTATGTTCGCGCTCCATCATCAATACTGATATTCAGCGTTTTCCTGATTGCACCTGTAATGTAGTAGCTGAGGAAAATCGTACCTGTATCAAAAGGCTTTTCCCATTGAGTTGCCGCTGTAAGTTTGAGCGTTGTTTTGGTTACGTTAAACTGAAGATAGCGTGTGCTTAATTCAGTAGTGTCACCCTTAACAATGATACGAACTTGCTGTGTGCCTGTACTCAACATATTCGTAATATCCACCTCAGTCCATGAAGATGAATCAGCAGCCAAAGAAGATACAGCCACCGTACCCTTAGTTGCCCATGTAGCTGTTGATGAGCTACGTGTTTGCACGGTCAAAGTACCACCTTCAGTTGTGTCTTGTGTTGATTGCGTGATGGGGTTGTACTCTTGCGAGGTAAATCGGATATTGATTTTAACCGTATTATCAGTGGTTACAATATCGCTTGATGAATCTCGGTAAAGGTTAACGATATAGCTGACAGCCGATGAACCGCTACCTGTATCGGGCAAGGCTACATCACTTAAAAGCAAATCAGCATACGTGTCTTGGTCGCTGTTCCATTCGAGATAATCTGATTCTGAAGCAAAACCGTAGATGTGATAGTTATTGTCACTACCTTTCTCGTCAGACCGTTTAAAATAAGCCGGTTTTTTGGCGAGAGCTTCCTGCGTATCAGCTTCAATTTGCTCAAATTGGGATATGATGAAGGCTTGAATTTGTGAGCCTGTAAATCCATCCCAGTTCGTTTCCCTATCCGGAATCTGCGAATTGGTTGTTGCCATAGTGTAATGTTAGTTATATTAATTATTTAGATTTCCAAGTGTCAGTGCTTTTCCAAGTCTTATCGCTACGCCAAATACCTGTACCAAAGCACGATGAAACTGCCGACCATATAAGTCTTGCAGTGGTTTTAGCACCAACATAGAGAGCCGAAACGTTCTTTGTTCCGACTCTCAATTGGCTGACAGTTTTATTGCCTATTAGAAACATTAGCTTTCTTCCGCTATAAAGTAAATCTGTCCTTCAACGATTTGGTTTTGCGCAATCATAGTTTCAAGAGCTTCTTCACTCTCAACTTCGATAGGCGTGTTAAGATTAATTTGGTTGACAAGCTGATTGAACTCAGCGGCAGTCAATTTACCATTGGCTGTTAAGCCGTTGTTTTCTACTTTATTACCAATATCAAGTGCCATTATGAAACCTGTTTAAAAAAGAATAGGGAAAAAATAGGGGAAAGAGGCACCGTCAATAGTGGAAATTTCGCACACATAAGCCTCAGAACCCGATATTTTTCCGTTAAGAGTAAGTGTCTTGCTAAAACGGTCGATGGTAGTTCCCATCGGAATCCCATTGTCATTGTAGATTGTTGTCACCCACCAGTTTTCAACCTCGTTTTCGGTGTCAGGGATTAAATACTTGCGCCACTGATAGGTAAAATGTTCTGCTACAAAGTCATCATCAACCGGCTCACCATGATACAAGACTTGCGCAGTAAGAACCGTGCTGCACGTACCGTTTTTGAATGTCGTACCACCTGAAGATGTAATCTTGACGGTGTAGCCATCCATCTGATATTTGCGAATGGTAGCTGTGTCAGTGTATTCTTGCGATTGATAAGTTACAACCACTTTGATAGTGAGTGTACTTGCCATGTCGCTCCACATATCGTTATCAGGATAGATTGTAAGCTGCGTATGCCCTGAATTAAAGTTAGGGGTGTCCTCAATCTCGATATACTTGCCATCTTTCTCATAATACCATTTGCGAGTTGCAGCTGTGGCATAGATGTTGGTTTCGGTCAGCTTTAATGTAATGTAGTCGGGAGAATACAATATGCCGGCTTCACTACCGCCCATAACCGCAAATGTGTCGGCACCTGAAAGAGAGATGTGTTTGTTTTCAATTTGGTGCTGCGTGTCTTGGTTGAAGTTATCCCAATTGAGCGTTACATTGCTGCCAAACTTAACCTTGCCATCTTCATCCCAGCTAATATTGCCTTTAGCAACGTGTCCTTCTCCTGTCGGCTCTATGCGGAATGTGTCACCCCTTGAAGCAATAGACCCATCAGAATTAAGCTGTAATAGAGGGTTTTGCATTGTACCACCAATACCACCCTTACTGAACCATGCACCATAATCATCTGAAGGAACTACGGTTGCATCGGTCGGCTGATATTGGGTTACATATTCACCGCTTTCCAATTGAGGGGCGGCAATGGCTATCTCAGCGGTATAAATACCTGATTCAGAACTTGATGCTGTTTCGTAGTTAGGTACAATGCTGAACTGTAAATCGGTGTCTGCCGCAGCTTGTAGCTTGAATGTGCATGAATAGCGTTTCCAAGCAAATGTATTTCCCCAAGAGATTGCAAAGCTACCGACCGTATTGTTATTCTGAGTGACCGTTAATGTACAAGCCTTCTTAGCATATAGCCAAAAAGAGAGCGTATAAGTTTCGCCAACTCTCTCAGCTAACCATGTGGCTTCCTGAGCTTTAACTGTGGCATAAACGGTAACAGCAAGCTGCTTGCCTACGCCTGTCGGGTTTTCAGGTACTTCGTTGTTAGATGTTTTAGCTGCTACTACTTCATAATCCAACGAGTTAAGGAACGCATTACGGTGAATTTTACCGGCATAGAAAGTTGCACCAAAGCCGTTCTCATCTCCTGCCGTTAATGTGCCTGAAACGTGCGCTCCCTGCGTTGCATACATCTGATTGAAGTGTGCGCCATAGCCTTTCAGTTCACCAAACACAGGGTCAGTTACGCCATCCAACTTACCGATACGCATTTGGCTTGAATTGGCAAATCCAAGCAAGCTGCTAACCCTGATAATGTTGAAATCTGAAATGTAAATCGTTGTGTCCTTTGCCAGAGCTTTCAAGTCAAGCGTAAATGAACGCTCGTGTCTGCCTGAATTAGCTACCTGAACAAGCTGGACTTTGTATGCCCAATCTTTAGTGATAGAAACGGTTTGTTTGCTGTCAACTTTAGAACCGGTGGAGTAACCGAACTTAACATCTAAGGTTTGTTCCTCAGAGCCTTTAATCCAATATGATACCAACACAAATTCAGCTGCATCAATCAGAGTGTTAAATGATTGTTTTAGCTGACAGGTGGTTTTGGTGTCATCAACTTTCTTGGTTATTTTGCATACACGGTTACGGCTTTGGTCTGTGTCATCGTAACTGAGAGAAAGTAAACTACTGCCATCGAACATATATTGGTTATTGTCCGCTACAACCGAAGTAGATATACCTTCAGGCCAACACAAGCTGCTTGATTTGCCGATATTGTCGATAATATCCATGTAGGGTGCTTTATCATCAGAAGCTGTGAGATATAACGCGCCTAAACGGTCCTCATCAAACAAGTTGGTCATGCGTACAAAATCAAGCAATTCACCGCTGGAAGGGGCATCGCCATCAAGCAACAAGCCAACAAAGTAGCTGTTTTCCACTTCGCAACTCGACTCCACGACAACCATCAGGGAGTAGATTAAGTTGTTACCATCCCAGTATTGCCTTCTCACCACATCTCCGACTTGCAAGCTCTGTTGTTTCTTGCTGTCGGAGTTGAGTGAGATTTTATATAATTCGTAATCCTTAATTGCCATTTATGATATTTTTTCTACTGTATCGCCTGAGCATGAATCAGATACCCATAAAGAGCCGTTTGTACTCTTAATCGTCTGTACTTCAAGCTCATATATTCGCATCTTACGCCTAACGGTCAATTCATCGAAAGTAGCTGCCACCGTAGCACCTGAATTGCTGATTTGCCAACCATAACCGGCAAAACCTGAAGCAAAACTCTGCGTTCCCAAAGTGCCGGTATAGTAGACATTGCCTGTTTGGAGCATACCTTCAGTAACCCCTTCGATAGCAACACCGTCAGCAAAGAATAGCTTGTTTTCGCCTAAGTACGTAGTGTAATTATCACTAATAATTGAAAAACGTGGTGACGAGATTTGCTTTTCAAAGTAGAACCGAACTACATCAGTATTAAGAATTACACTCTTTGATGTTTCACCGTCTATGTTAACTGACAGATAGCCGGCAGATGTGGTAAAGTGAAAATCACCATCGGTTGAACTGATATAAGAACTATCCTTATCACCAAGTCTTACACGTTTTGGCAGCAACACACCATAATCAGAAGTATTGACGTAGTATGTTGAAAAGGCTAATGAGTTTGTGCCTGAATCGCTATAAGCTGATAAGCCATGAAAGCTACCTATGCCCTCCTTTGAAATAATAACATAATCATTAGTGTAATTTTTCAGACCTGCTGCAAGGGTAAGGTAGGTGGCATTTTTGCCAATAGTCATTGAGTAACCCGACATAGAACCCACTGCCAAGTTAACCACATTACCTTCGTGATAGAGTAGGGGTGAACCGCCTAATAATAGGCTGTGGTTATCAAGGTCAAGGTCTGTTCCGAGTTTAAGCTGCTCATCATAGCTGTAAAGTAATTCAGTGTCGTTATCTCCAAGGCTAAACCCCTTCAGAGCTTTAAGTGTATTGCCAAAGGTTGATTCACCTTCAACGGACAAATTACCTGAAATAATACCGTTAGCCATATACCAATCAACTGAAGGCAGGTTGCTGTTTCCGCTATGCCAGTAAGTACAATCCCATCCGTCATAATGACCGAATATTCCTTTGGTTGTAATGCTTGTGTTGCCTATTGTGAATATTCCATCTGAAGGTAAGTTAACATTGCCTTTCAACAATATGCCATCCGAGCCGCCATTAACAACCGTCTGACCATTGCTAAAAAATAATGTTTGATTATCGCCCAAATACAACCCATTAGTTGTAAGATGAAGCAAACCATTAACTGTGGCTACATCGCTTACGATTAATTGACCACCTACGGCTAATTTGCCGTTTATTTGCGCTAATTTCGCCTTGTCGCTGTCAGTTGATACCTTGAATATCGTAAAACCATCAACGCCGGCAGAGAAGCCGTAAAGAGCTGAGAGCTGCCCTGCCATTGAATCACCTGCGCGTTGAACATAACCGGCATTTGTAGATGTTGAACCTGACTCTGCATCAGGCGTAAGAACACCGGCAATAGCGTTTGCCATTGCGTAGGCTTGGTTCTTCATCATCACATCTGTATGCTCGCTTAGTTTCTGCTGAACGGCATCTAAGTAGGCTTGTGTTGGTTCAAGGTTCTCATCCAGTTCAACCTCATTATCGGAGAAGTCGGGGGCATCGCTTTCTTTAGCGTTTGCCATCATCGTCACAAAACCTGTGTATAGATGTTGCAACGCTGAACCATCAGGTATGTTTGCTATGTTTGAGTCAAGTACAGCCATTATTGTTTGATTGTTACGCTTTTAGATAGGAAACCTGAAGTGCTTGCTTTGTAGGCATCCACTTTGGCTTTAAGAGCAATGAAATTAGCGAAATTAATAGGTGGTTGAGGACCCATCATAGTTGTTGTTGTAAGCTGACCGAGATAGCCTAACATATCAGATAAGATACCTGCAAGCTGTACGCCCAAAACGGCAGCTTCACCGCTATCTCCACCGACATATACTTGACTGTCTGTTACTTTGACTGAATAGCCGCCAACGGTTGATGTAACTTCATCGCTCGTAACCATGTGGGAAGCACTTCCATTTGAAACGCTTACACCATCACCACTCATATATACATCAGTTTCTCCGATAGCAATTTCCGAGTCTGTTGCGGTAGTGGTCTGAATAACACTATTACCGTCAGTATCAGCAACTTGGGTGGTAATAGTGTCTTTGGTCATGTCGATGCCTGTCTGATTGCCGGTCAATGCTAAATCCGAAATGTCATCACCTTCTTCGTCATCCAAGTCAAACTCCTCACGTTCAGCAACTCCGATGTGAACTTCCTCGTGTGAATCCAACTGAATACGTTGTACGTGCGAATACATACACACGTACTCTTTTAGCGTAGCCGGATCACACACGATAACCACCTCAGAATATAGTCTGGGAATGATTATCATGCCGTTTGAGTTATCTTGAATTGCGCTGAGATAAACACCTTCATGATAACCTTGACCTTCAGCAATATTTTCATCATCCAAAAAGTCATCACCGAACTCCTGCACATCAATCGTACCGGCTAAATCTCCTTCAGTATTAATTTTAGCCACATACCCCACCACACGCTCCATATTTCGTACAGTGCCTGTGTTGGGGTTTACGATATTTCTTAATGCAATGTTTTCGATTAGTGTGGCAAGCGTTTTCGCGCTCGAACCAACCTGAGTTGTACCAGTATTATTACTCATCAGTTATCTTAGATTTAATACAGTATGGGAATGTAAGACTTTGACGATAACCGCCTGTACCAAACGATGTATTGACTTCACCAACAAGATAAATGCCGTTTTTATCGTCATAGCGGTCATCTTTAAGTTGTACTATCTCACCGCTCTTAATTGCATAATCGCCAAAAATGGTTAGACTTCCATCAATACCGTTCATGTTAATTGAAGAATAGAACGCAATCGCCTCATCCAGTAACTTATCATGACTGAGATTATCTTTCTTTGCAATGTAGGTCATGACGGTGTAAGAAGATAAATCCACCTTGCTCTCACCCTTACTACAAACTTTCACACCCTTCTTACGCGCCTTCTTAGATATTTTTGTTTCATTCAGGATTTGCCATTGGTCTGTTGATGACATTGATTCATCCCAGTCAGGCTTTTTGCGAATGGTTAGTTGATAGGTTTTTGTTGGCTGTCCTTTACTGTCATTCTCCTTACAAATAGCATGAACCGCCAAAAAGTCTTTGTTAGGCTTCATGGTGGTTAGTCCGTTGTTCGCTACGTTATAAGCAAAATCAATAACGTGTGATACTTGTGGGTTGTCAGTAATCAAAGAATCAGGACCGGGGTTAGAGAAGTACGAGCGTTTAACTGCAAGGTAGGGTGTGTCATTCTCAAACACAAGGTAAGCAAATATCTTTTCTTTCGCCCACTTGTTGATGACATCGTAAATAGTTAAGTCAGTTGTTAACTTAGTAGCACCAACAACAATATCAGCATCAGTTTTATAGTTGTCGGGGTGAAGCTGTAAACCTGACTTTGCCAATAAGTTATGCTGACCGCTCTTATTGCCTAACAACTGAGCGACTGTAAGCGATGAATCAAAGTTTTTATTGGGGCATGAAATCTGCTTTAACTTGGTGGTCAGACTTTCACATCTCAGTGTTATAGGTTGGTCGATACTGCATTTGGTAATAAAGCCGTCAAACATCAGCGTAAGATATGTGCGATATGTTCCAAGTGTTTCCTTGCTTGTAAATATCGACTTCTTACCGCTCTTAATTTTAGCCATTGCCGCCACCGATGGGTCAGTTGTATAGCCTAAACTAATTCTAATGCGAGAATCAACTGCAAAGGTATTTGTTGTAGCTGCTTCGGTGGTTGTGCGAGTTTCATAGATAATACCCTTAGAATCTCGTGTTGCCGATATGCCTGTATTGTTCTCTTTCAGCTCCTGTTCTACCGCACTGTCAATTGTTTTTCTGATAATTGTACCGCGTGGAAATGTAAGAGTGGCTTCATCAACCAGATTAGTATAAGCGTTCTTAATCTGGATATTCTCACATTCTGCTATTAATGTCGGAGATGTTGATGGGGTAGCCAGAGGATTGTCTTTATCAACATCCTCTGGCTTCCATATTTCAATCAGACAAATCAGAATGTGATAACTGGGTTGTTCTGAATTGTAAGTCATTATACTTGTGGAATCGTATCTAATAATGCTCCAAGTGATGCTTCTGTTGCACTTTCCATAATGCCGTTAGCAATCTGACCATATTTGCTTTGCATCATCTTATCGTACCATGCTGTTTGATTGTTCGATGCAATGGTTTCGTTTACAAAGCTGATAGTGTCGCTGCTAACGATAACATCTTCATCAGGCTCAATCGCAACGCAAGTAAAGCTATAAGGTTGAATGTTCTTATAGGTTGGCATTTCAAGGTCATACCCCTTAATGATTATGTTCTTCACATTCAGATTGCTAAACATAAAGTGGTCTACCTGAATGATACCACTGTACTGCATTATCTGAATGAAACGAGCAACGGCTGAACTGGGGTAAACTCCGGCTTTACCACTATTGATTTCACCTTTTACAGTAAAGCTCAAATCGCCACCTGAAACAAGTTCTTTGCGTGAGTAATCACGACCTTGTACTTGTGTTTGAACGATGTTTTTATCGCTGTTTAATGATACGGTGGGAGCTAAGTCAACATGGAACATCGTGGTAAGCGACAACTTGGTTTCACAGCTTGTTGAAGCGGTTGTAGAAACGCCATCAGTTATGGTATATGTTGTATCTGTACTGACTACTGTAAAAGTGTATGGGTCATCCACCTCGTAATGCAAGAACATCGCTTCATTAACTCGTCTACCTGCATAATCTTCGGCTATATAAGTGTACGTGCCTCCGGTAGCCATATTTAGCGCAAGTGAACCGCCATCAATACTTGCAACACCATCAGCAATCAAAGTTTTGCTTTTCTCAGCGGCAATACTTTGTCTGGCTTGAAGCTGTTTCAGCTGTCGAAGGTATTGCTGAGAACTAATGTAGTTATTAACCTTCTTCAATGCTTCATTGGTGAGTTTGCGCCTTTCAGTGAAGATGATAGCTGAGTTGTATGCTCTTGGTGCTTTGTATTGTACACCACTTTGGTCCTTATTGAGATAGCCTCGCGCCAACCGCAAAAGCAAGGAACCTGCGCTTGCTTCTGCGGTGTATACGAGATTACTCCAAACCGAGCTTTTAGCGGCTGATTTAGCCGCATTAGAAGCTCCGCTTATGATTGATTTATAATTCATTGTCTATTAGCTGTGATGATTTGGATTAGCCAACTCCCATGCGTCTTGGAACATCTTATTTATACACGTTCCAAGTCCTTCCTCGTCAAGCGGCTGGTTCATATTAACTTCTTTTATCGTAACATTAATATCGAAGTTAGTATCTCTGGTTACTTCTGCAATAGCTGTTGTTCCTAAGTTTGATAATCTATAAGCATCTTGTTGAATTGATGGAACCGATTCTTTAGCCATCTTATAGGCAATCATATTTGCTGCCAAAGCGTCTTGGGGAGAACCTGAGATAGGGTCAGTAGGTGTAATATAAGCAAGTGGTGCGCCCTTACCGGCTACAGGTTTCGCCTTACCCTTTGCCGCTGACTTAGCTGCTGCATCATTGAAAGCTGCGAAATTGTATGGCTGGTGCGTGTAGTTTTTAAGAATAATGTTGTCATTCTCAGGATTTGACCAGTTGGGCATCAATGTCTTTCCATCAGCTGTGTACACGCTCATGATACCGCCTGTGTTTTGGTAAAGGTCCATATCTGAGTAATCACCATTACCAAAAATCTTAGCCATTTGAGAAGCTGTATACTTGCTAAATCCCGGCAAATAAGGTTGTTTACCTTCTTTATCGTATGCCCAAGCATTTGCGCTACCCATGATGGCATAAGGTGTCGGAACCCAATATATACTGCGACCATTTTCGTCTTTGCCGGTCTTATTGTCTTTTGTACCCGGAGAAACACCACCTTCGCCAAGGGTAAGACCTTTTATACCTGTACCAATCCAGTTGCCACGATTAATCAACGGCAACAACATTTGTTTGAGCGGAAGCATTGTGGTTGATGTGTACCAGTTCCATGCTTGGTCAAACATACCTGATAATACACTGGGGCTGTAGTCTTTACTGATTTTAGTGTACCATTCAGTAGTGCCAAATGTACCATATTTCTTATTGAGAATAGGGAATACGGTAGCCATTGTGTTTTGCCAATCCGAAAGAGGCATCTGGAAGGCATCGTTTTTGTATTTGTCGAGCAAATTAACGATAGCCATGTTGCCGTTAAACATACGATTGACAATCGGGGAAAGGGCGTTATGACCGGCGCGAGAGTGCATAATATCTGCCAAGCTCTGCAATTGAGCATCTTCGAGATCATCTACGTCAAATCTTTTATCCCAAGCGATTTTTTGAGCCATAGATTTATGCGCTTCGTTGATTTTGTTTCTTAGTTCATCAACCGTTTTAGCAGTTGTAAACGCTGAAGCAAGTTGGTCAGCATATTGAGTAACGTATGGATTATCTGTTTTCTTGCCAACAGAATACTGAGCGGCATATATCAAATCTCTGGCACTTGCTGCGCTTGGGTCTATAATTGTGCCATTGCCAAAGTCATATTTACCATTCACCAAAGGAATATCAGCAGCTTCGGCTATATCTTTGATGCGGTCTTTCATACTGTACCCATTCCAAAACTCAGTATTGGTCAAATCGCCATATTTTGCGCCAAAAGCAGTGTCTTTCAGCGGAGTTTTATCATCAAGATTGTTTTCGTTGTGTTGGTCGTAAGCCTCTTTCCATAATCTGATATTCTCTGTTAATATCGTATTTTCATTACGAATATCACCATAACGAACACGCATTGTAGCTGAAAGAACGTCTTGGATATTTGAGAACTTAACAGATTCAAAATTAAAGTTGTTGATGGTTTTGGTCCATTCAGCAACGCCTTCTTGCAACCTTGCAGTATTATCATTAAACTGCTTAAATCCAGCAGCGAGCAATGCGATAACAGCTGCGACACCTGCTACAGCACCAGCTGCGCCCAACAAACCCGGTATACCACTTGCAGCTTGATATGCGACACCTGCTAAACCGGCACCACCGGCAGAACCAACGGCACTACCAATCATACCACCGATACCACTATCATCAGAAGTAAACGCACTACCGACTGTATCTCCTAATATATAGCCTAATACGCCACCAACGCCTGACATACCAACAGCACCTGCTGATTGCCATCCGCTCATCCTCATGTGACGCTTCCACCAACCCGGATTATCTTTTGAGTTGCCAACATTAGAGCCGGGTTTTGTGTTGCCAAGACCTGAACCACCTGATAAGATTGTTGTCGAGCCAACGTTACCACGACTTAATACGCGATTTTCAAGTCGCTCACGTTCATCTTCAGTAAATATAGGTAAAGCACCACCCGAAACGAGCTTCTTGCCTAATCCCCTAAAAGCTGTACCCTTCAAGCCTTCTCCGTGAATTGCGCCAATCATAGCTGCCATATTTCTCATCACAAAGCCTGAGCGGAAGATTGCAGCAACGCCATAAAACAATGACTTAACTGCTGTTAATGTTTTAACGAGGGGAAGCAACAATAATTGCAGTTTCATCCAGAACGTAATAAACGGCTTATATGTATCGTAGAAGTGATAGAACTTAACCGACACTTCACTGATAATGTCTACAAAGTGTTTAAAGTCTTGGAAAATCTCTGTGATTTTGTCCTTAGCTTCCGTAGTACCGAGCCATGCTGTTAAGTTTCTCAGCATATTTTTGATGGGGTCTTGAATACCCTTAAACGCTTCTACACCATCATCTGTTAATGTTGATGTTAATTGCGCCCAAAGACCGGCAATCGTATTCTTCTTCTTCTCAGCTAACTCATCAACAAGACCATCTGACATGAAGTTAGTTTTAACCAACTCATTCCACTTGTCAACATTAGCAGCAAGAGCAACAGCACCCTGAGCAGCGGTTTTATTGAATAGCTTGAAGAATGAATCTACTTTAACATCAGGGTTCTTACTAATATCCGCAAAGATGTCTGCAAGATTACGTAAATTACCGTTACTATCGGTTCGCTGAATACCAAGTCGTTGCCATTCAGCTTCCATACTCTTAGTAGGCTTCACCAAGTTACTGAGGATAGTACGCATGATAGTACCTGCCTGAGAACCCTTCATACCTGCATCACCCAACAAACCAAGTCCGGCAGTAGCTTCTTCAAACGAAATACCGCCAGCCTTCAAAAGAGAACCAGCATACTTATATGATTCTGCAATCTCATTCAAAGTAACGTTGCTTCGGGTAAATGTGTTGGTCATGACATCAGCTGTGTGCATCATCTGAGAAGATTTCATGCCGTAAGATGTCATGATGTTGGTTACAAGGTCGGCAGTTTCACCAAGGTCAGAGTCACCTACAAGAGCAATATCTGAAATGGGAATCATAGCGGTACTAATATCATCAACCGAAAGACCTGCCATAGCAAGGAATTTCGCTGCATCAGCTACTTCAGTAACCTTAAACTTAGTTTGCACACCGATTTGCTTAACGACTTGTTGCATACGGCTGAAACGAGAATCAAAGTCGGCACGTTTATCGTGTGAACCTAAGATATTGCTAACCGTAGCCATAGTGTTATCGTAATCCGTAGCTGAGTTGACAATATCTCCAATGCCGCTCATCAAACCGGTAAGACCATAAGCAATACCCATACCTTTCAGCATATCAATTGCCATACCACCGGTGTTGGGTAGGGGAGTTGCACCCAACAACTTATAGGATAGGTTACTGGGTGATGGTTGAAATTTCTTTGCACCACTCGCACCACTTTTACCGCCTAATGCCGTTGGTACGGGTCTACCTGTCTTAGCATCAGCTGCCACCCAACCTGAAGTAAGAACGCTTTCTCTAAATCGCAAGGCTTCTTGTGCCTTTTCAATTCTTTGTAATCTACTACTTGAAAGTGGGTTGTTCTTTTTTACTCTTTCTAAACGAGCTATGTTAGTTGAAATTTGGCTTGGTGTACCATGCAACATCCCTAAAAAGCCTAATATGGATTCATTTTCACCAATAAGCCTTGTCAATCTTGCCGCTTTTTCAGGTGTTAATTTATTGGGGTTAACACTGTTTAGTCGTGTTAAATTATGAGATGCGTGTATTACATCGCGCTGAACATCTCTTAAATTACTTAGACTGTTTTCCAATCTAAGCATTTTTTGAGCAGACAAGGAGTTAACGCCCTTTACTCTCTGGTATCTGTCATAATTGGTTTTAACACGCTGTAACTCTGTAAGGCTCTTTGGGTCTTTTGGCATAAGTTGTGTTTTCTGCCATGTCTGACCTTCAGGCAATGCTATTGTTGGAGCGTTAGCACCTCGGTAATATAATTTATTGCCATCGCGAATAAACCCATCTCTAAATGCGGCTCGCCTTGTCGAAGTACGTTTGGTAGCTGAAGTAGTAGCGGCTGTACCACCTTTTAAGACTGTGCTTAACCTCTCAGCTTTAATCAAAAGCGCATCAAGAGTAGAGTTTGCTTCAGAAGCATCAATAGTTACCTTCAAGCCAGTCAAGGCTTTACGCAACATCTCCGCTTGGCTGTTTATGTTTTCGAAAATGACAGCAATGTCCTGTAATTTCTGGGTAGCTGCGAGAAACTTGTCTACTTCAGCTACCGCATTGCCGGCATTGACATTAATTAAATAGTCTACTTGATATTGAGCCATTTATATTGAAATTAATTTATAAAGAATAGACAGATAGCGAGTGAAGTGATATGAAATTAAAAGGCTACCACCTTGTAAGTGATAGCCTTTATTTATGTTCTCCTTCTTTTTCCTTTAGATGCCGGCTTGGCTGCTGCACCACTCATAGCTCCACCGAGTAATCCCATCTGAGCTATTGATTGTTGATGTGCGTCTAACCATGCCGCATCATTGGATATTTCAGCAAATTCTTCTTCGCTGAGAGAGTTTATGTCAGTCCCCGGAAAATAATACCTTATCAGTATTATTCTTTGACGGAGGTAATCATGCTCTTTTACTTCCGAGGACTTGATATGTTTACCAAGCGACCATTACGCATTTCGATGATTTTGCTTAATTGACCCATCAAGCCAAAGAGGAACAATGAATCATCGTTGATAAGGTCTTTGTCACCGGCAAGGAAACAATCGTTTGCCAAAGCTCGCATAGCCGCAGGACCGTTGTTGCTGCTGGTGGCGATATAACGAGAGAACGCGACAAAGCCGGGTTCTTTGAAGTATGCAATGTAAAGTTCTTTCTCATCACGGTCAGGCATACCTTCAACTACGATAGGGAATACTTGACGGAGTTTAGAGTCACCGGCTTTAAGCTCTGCTACTTTTGCGGTGATTTCAGCTTGTACTTCTTCTGAAAGTGCAATGCTGTCATTGATTTCTGTATCTTCCATAATTATGTTAGTTATTAAAGTGATTTATATTTGAATAGCACCATCTTCAGATAGGTGTAAAAAAAAGCGGATATTTTTTACATATCCGCTCGAAATAATCAACTTTATATCTAACAATTAAACGGTAGCATGAGTGACTACGATGTCGAAGGGGTTAAGGTCAAACTCCATAGTGATTTGGGTATCGTCTTGTGATACTTCCAAACCTTCCTCGCTGAAGAAGCACTTTTTAAGGGTTACTGTTTCAGCAGTCAAGTCACCTTCGTTTGCCCATGAAATCGTAAGGTCAAATTCGCCCAAATCTTCAAGGCTATCGAGTGTGCCACGAAGCTGTACTTGGGTATTGTAATCCATTGTGATAGAAGCTGTATACTCGTAGTTGCCGAAGCCACGGTTAACAGGTTTGCCGCCAAGACCGTAGTTCGTTGCTACATTGCGCTTCTTATTCCATTTAATAGCTTGTACACCGCTAAGGATAGTAGGATTGTCAGTAGCTGCTCCAGTCAAATCCAATGACTGAAGTGTAATCATAGACCATGAATAAGCTACGTTATTAATAGTTGTTGTAGTATCTGACATTTATTCAATTATTTAGAAAGAGCCAACGCTTCGGTTACAACAATTTCGTTTGATGCACCCATAGGAATAATTGAGTATGAAGCCTCGATTATATCCGTTTGGAGAACATTTTGATTTGCCGGTACATTTACAGTGCCAACGCCACTAAGCTCATCAGCATCAGCCATTGCGTTCAATGCGTCTGTAATAGCCAATGTGAAGTTAGAGATTACAGAAGTTGACAGTGTACCTTTGCTGGGATCTACCTTGATAGGTGAATTAACGTAAGGCAGTAAATTCAAGCGAACATTGCGGCGAGCTTTGTTAGCTGCGCGGTTACGAGCGATATTGCAGAAGTCACCGTCTGAGCAGGTATAATCGAATGAGAAGTAAACACCATCCAAACCATTCTTCTTGCAATAGAAGTTGTAACCCTTTTCAACCAAAGAGTCAAGTTCGCGTTTGCGGAGCGAATCGTATGAAGTCGGGTTAGTGATTACGCCTTCAGCTACGGTTGAATCGCCAAAACCAAACTCAATGTCATCGACATAATCAGCAAGGTTGCATTGTTTAACCCAACCGATGCAATTACCAACAGCGGTAATAGCGATTTCACCAAGCACAACACCTACGTTACCTACAGGAGTGGTTGATGAAAGAGATGCTTGCATATCAGCTACTTCACCTGCATCATCTTGCTCTTGGCTAATGAATACACCAACAGAAGGAGCTTTTGCGTTTGTCAGGGTAGGGATTTTGCTGAGAACAACAGTGTTATCAGTGCCGGTAGTGGTTTTTACTTTAGCAGTGTTAGCGTTCAGAACACATACGGTCGGAGCATCGTATTCATCGAGCAATACATCCATAGCGTTTTGGATGTAATCAACCAATTGGAGAGAATAGTTAGCTGACTCGCTTACTTTTTTCCAAAGGCATTGCTCAGTCCAAACACCAATGTTGCTAATAACGCCATTAGAAACACGTGACATTTGAGCGATTGCATCTTCCCAAGCATCTTTATCTGAGCAGTCTGCGAACATCACGTACAAACGAGCTGTTGAGCTGCTGCCAATTACTGAGAAGAATTTGCTGATATGGTAATAAGGAATACCATTCATAAAGCCGCGATTAGAGCTGCTCTCATAGGCTGTAATACCTAAACTTACTGCTTCTGAAGCTGAATCAAGCTCAACTACGGTGTTGTTAAGTGCTTCAGGTACCGACAAGCCTGTTTGAGAAGAAATGTCGAATAGTAGACCGCAGGTAAATTCAGGGTAAACAGTGGTGGCCTTAATACGGCCAATATTTCCGTCAAGTCTGGAAATATTTACGTTACCAAAAGACATTGTGTTTATTAATTTTTGTAAAACGGATTTTTATATAGAATAGCTTTACCCCTGATAGATTGTTGCGTATTAGGAGTATACACGTTTCCTGAAGGGGTTACGTAAAGTGTTTGATACTGAGGGAAGTGTTCAAGGATTTTGGCAACTTCAACAGGAATATCCTCGCTTTCAGCGGTTACTTCTGTTTTGGTTTCTTTAATCACTTCTTCAGTAGCTTCTTTGGTTGTTGTAATTGCTTCTGTTTGTTCTACTGTTTGTTCTACTTTTTGAGCTTCTTCAGTAGCTTCTTTGGTTTTGATACGTGCCATGTTTTATGTTGTTAGATATAAAAAGAAAGGAGTGGAGTTTCGTTTCTTCTCCACTCCTTTGTGAATTATTTAGTTATGATAATTAAGCTGCCGGAGCTTGGTATGCAGTCCAAACTACAATTTCACCCGGAAGTACGAGATTGACATCAATCTTCATACGCATTTGGAAGAAATAGAGTTCAGAGTTGTTTTGCAAGCGGTCTACGCGAACTGATTCTTGGTCAGTAGCATAGTCAACACCCATCCAGAGGCAAGAGTCTGCACCTGAAGTGAATTTGCCAAGGAAGATGGTGTGTTCGGGCATACCGTTGATTACAACGATGCGTTTGCCTTTGAACTTAGCTTTGTTAACCTCAGCATTTTCGGTGTACTTAACATCTTTGCTGGTAAGGTATTGTTCGTACATATCCCATGCTTCCCAACCCATAACGAATTTCAAAGCAGCAGATTTGCGAACATTCTTAGGACATTTTGCCCACATTGCATAAAGAGCTTTTTCTACAGCTGCACCGTCAGTAAGTTCGGTGTTACCTGCTACGAGAACAGCACCTGAAGCAACTTCGTTCTTTTCTGCCTCTGTACGTTTGTCCTCAGCAACGTTTTGAGCTGCAACGTTAGCCAATACACGAGCGATTGCGCCATCGAAATAGCTCATATCACCGGCTGCGCTTTCACCACCGATTTCAGTTGCACCGGCAGGACCAGCAATTACTTTAGTGTCTACACCACCCTTACGAGCTGACCAGATGCAATCGCCAATGTATTCATCTTTTTTGTCGATGAGAAGGTGGAGCATTTTAGCTTGTACGCGAGGGTCAAGTTCGCGGAACAAGAGAGAACCTTGCGGTTGAGCGAAACGCCAGTATTCCTCGTAGTCACGAGGGTTAAACTCAACGTACACCATGAAGTCTTGGGGTTCAAGGTAGCGTTCTGAATGAGTGAATGAGCCAACGCTGTTTGAGCTAATACCGTTGCCTTGGGGAGCTGCCGGAGTAGCTACGTTAGGTTGAATGATTTTGTTAAGGTTCAAGTGGGGGAGAACAAACTTCTTTTGAATACCCGGCTTGATATTGATAAGACCTTCGCGGAATGTGTCATTACCTTTCGCGGTATATACTAACAAGTCCTCAAGAACTTCACCGCTGTAAGAATTGCCTGCAAAATTAATAGTTGCCATTGTGTGTTTCTGTTAGAATTTTTGGAGTTCTACATCACCATAAGCAGCTTCGATTTTAGCTTCAATTTCAGACATTGTAGCTTTTTTTGCTGCATCTTGGTTTTCTTTGTCTTGTGCGATTTCAGCTGAAATTACTTCGCGACCGGGAATAGAAGCAAGAGTTTTTTCAACCATATCAAGATTAGTTGAAGCCATTGCAACCCAGTCGGCTTTAGCTTCAGCACCGATTTTACCTGCTGCAACGGCATCTTCGATAAGAGCTTCAATGCGAGCTGTTTTAGCTGCTGCTTCTGCATCTTGGTATTCTTTAAGTGATGCTTTCACGGTAGCAAGTTCGGTGTTAAGGTTAGCTACTTCAGCTTCTTTGCCCATAAACTGAATGTTCAGCTCATCGAATTTAGCCTTAGCTTCATTCAATGCTTTTTCAGCTGACAAAAGTTCAGCAATGCGACCGGAAACAGTAGCAACAGCAGTATCAGCGGCAAGGCCAAGCTGTACTGCGAGAACATTTAATGTTTCGTTTTCCATTACTTGTTTATTGTGGTTTTGATTGTCTTTGTTAAGAATAGCGAGTGTTTGATTAATGAGTTGGTCTGTCTTAATGCCTTCAGTTGCAGAAGCCATAATGTCGCGCAAAGACAAAGCATCGGTAACACCTTCAATTTGATTTGATACTTGGTCACGGATGATTTTAGAAGTCTTAATTACGCAAGATTTGTCAATGATACCTGCTGCAACAGCCTGTTTAGCAGTAAAGAATGTGCCATCAGCTCCTTCTTCACCATCCATGATGTTCTTAACTTGCTCTTTAGAAAGACCGAAACGCTTTGTGTAAATGGTTTCGAGTTGAGAGCGGAACGCTGAAACGATTTGATTTTCGTTGTCATCGCATGATTTGAGGAATGGATTGTGAATCATAAGAAGCGAATAATCGTGCATCATGATATTTTTGCCGGCAGACCAAATAACACTGGCCATTGATGCGGCAACACCTTCGATTACACATTCAACTTCAATTGGGCATGATTGAATTACTGAAAAGACGCTCATGCCATGAACAACAGAACCACCCTCAGAATTGATAAGAACAACAATCTTAGACGGTTTAACGCAATCTTGGAGCCAGAGAAACTCGTCATTGAAACATTGGCAGTTGTAGCTATCCACAGCACCAAAGAATCGAATGACAGCAGGTTGGTTAAACTCTGCTTTTCCTACTACGTGTTTTAGATTATTTATGTCCATTGTGTTTTTCTGAAGAATAGATTTTATATTCTGAAATGTTAACTTTTTCCGTTGGCTATCGTACTCACATCCTTGTACGATATATCTTTATGGTCAGGAAGATGATTGGGGTTTGCAGTTTCGTTTTGGTCCGAATGGTCAGTGAACGGAGGAACTACCAAATATCGAGTTACAAAATTCTTATAACGATATGAACTGTAATCACGAAAATAAACCTCATACGTTATCCAACATTGCTGTAATCCGTCATCAAAACTTTCAACTTGGTCCCAGTATGTCAGTTGTAAACGCTCAGTCAAAACAGAGAACTTGTTTTTATTGTCATTGAGCGCAGTATTGATACGCTGAAAGACCTTCATACACTCCGTTTGATACTCGTCATCGTTATAATCCAAACGATTTAAGATGTAGCATATTCGCAAATCTGCACGACCCTCACCAATACGGTCAGTAGACACCAACCATCGAACATTTATCAGGTGAGCCAAAGCTGCCGGAAAAGAGAATTGAGATTCGGTGTTAGCTGTGGAGCTTCGTATGCGCGTAAGTTGTCCTGTGTTGGCTTTTACGGTCTTAAATAACTTCGGACCATCAGGGTTGTTTTCATCTTCCGGAATATCTTTTAAGATGCTCAAAATCGCTTCAATCACATCTACCATCGGGTTGCCATCGAAAATGGAAGCATCCGCAGTGTCTGTGCTTTCAATAGCATCTTCCACATCCGGTACAATCGGAGATGGTTTTTTATCGACTATCATTAAGGTTATAGATTATTATTTGGGGAACTTATCGAAAATCAGCTTTTCTAACTCTTGTAACTCGCCCAACAAATAGGTTGAATGACCCATAAATTTACGTTCATATTTAGGTCCGCACATTGGCTTAACAACAAGCGATTTAAAATTATTATGGACCGCTGCGTAACAGAAACCTTTGTGTCGTTTCTGAGATGTGAATTTAGTTGGGTCTGTAAATACTTTAGCATGGTCTGTCAACAGATTAGGTGCAACCGTTGCGTGTGATGATGTGCGTGCTACGATTGAATTACGAAGTGTGCCTGTTTCTTGCAGCAAGGGGTGGCTCTGCTTTTTCTTTGATACTCGCTTGTGCCATTTCTTACCGTCAGCAGAATAAAACCGTTTTTCGTCAAAAGATTTATCGAAAATCTCTAAAGCTGCCTTACTTGCCAACACGGTAAAGTTATGTACGTTGACAGTTATCGCATGGGGCAGATCAACCCACTGAGCATGGAGTGTTTCAGGCTTTATCTTTCTCATAATACTTGCGCTTAATTCGTTTGGCTATCGCGGTAAGTTTGTCAAAGTGTTCTTCCTTAACTTCAAAATAAGGATGATACTCTGAAAAGATACGACCACCATAGGCTACGCTCTCCTGAAATGTCTTATTAAACCATTCAGGCATTTCAATCTGTCTGCTTGTACTTGCCGCTTCAACGCTGTTAAATATGGTATCTTCCACTAAATAGCAACGACATTGATGTTCTATCGGTGGGATTAACCATGAAGGGAAATCACGCTTAGGAGCGGTATAGCCTTCAAAAGCGAGGTGCCAAGGTCTAACACGTTCATCGCCTTGCGTCATGTACATCAGAATGGTATTATTATCCCACTCGTAGATTTGTCGAGCAACATACATGGCATAGAATACATCTTCATTCTCCACCTTTGCATATCGCTGGTTGTATTTGGCGCAAATTGCAGCTAAGAACGCTTCATCAACCTCCTCATCAGATTCCTCAGCTTCCGAAATTTCATCAAGCATTTGATATTCTTCGACAACGGCAAAATCTACAAGATTGTCGATGGCTGCAACGATGATGTTAACTCGTTCCTGCTCTTGTGCGGTCAGGGTATTGTTATCCTTCTCTGAAATGTAATCTAACGCTTCAGTAACGGTAATACCAAAACCTTCACAAGCGTATTTAATCATCTGTCCGGCTCGTATATCCATGATGTCCTCTAATGAATCCCACGGCTCATCATCTTTTTCGACATCGTGAATAAACCGCCAAAAAGCAGCCAACAATACTTCAAAGTCCTTCTTATTGTCCTCATCAGAAATTGTTGGCACTGCTTTGGCATTTATAGATAAAAGTGGATTGCTCATTTCTTTCCTCTCAGGAAATTAGCTACTGCACCTCTTGGATGACCATAACGCTTCAAATATTCGTCATCAGTCATAGCTCCTGCTTGGGAACCACCTGAAGTACCACCGGTGCTTGTTTGCATACTTTTGAATTGCTTGCCAACGACAATACCAAATGTCTTTTCAATCTCATCAGGCGCAACTTCATAGTTGTTGAGCAACATGGTGTACAAGTCGATTTGGTCCTTATTTGACATCTCCAGACGTTTAGAGTATTTAAACTCCAATCCGGGTTTAATGTAACCCATTTGAACAAGTCTGGGAATAACTTCCTCGTTCATCATGTTCTCAATGTATTCACGATACACTTCAACACGATCACGGAAGATGTCCTCATGCGCTCTTGTTGAACCAACATAAGACTGAGTTGCACCTGCCATTGACTCAGAACCAAGAATCAAGTTAGACACTTCGGCATTTACCATCTCAATCAAGCTGGTGAAGATTTTTTCCGAGTTAGACATCGTGAACGTCTTAACATCAAGTTCATCATCTTTGCCGGTCACGACAACCTTATTCTGAGCCGCGCTTGCAATCTCGTTGGCTAAACGCTGTCTATCCTCATTGCTTTCAGATACGGTTTTTCCGTGGATAATAGGTTGTCCGTAGGTATGTGAGAAGTTAACAAAGTTAGCCAGTGTAAATTTCTTAGCCAATATGATAGGAGAGGTAGCAGAAAACAAACCTAATGTGCCTGAGTTAATAAGGATGTAGTTGTTTTGATACACCTTATCATCGAAATTCCAACCGGGGGTCCAAATGCCTTGTCTTTGTACGATACGGCGTTGGTCGGCAAGAATGTTTCTTCGCTCCAGAATATTCACGGTTTTCAATTTGCCTGTACGCTCATCTATATCGGGCAGAATTTCCAAAGCTGTATAGCCATAGAGTTTTGATTCAACAATACCTCTAATGATTTTGACAAACTGAGTGCCTTGAATTTTCTTGGTTTCCTCAACATCTTTGATGTATCTGCCTTTCTCATTTTGTCGGGCAAGCATATAGCGTTCACCAATAATCTGAGATTCCAAGGTTTCAAGTACGGATGACAGGTGTGCATCTTGTTGTACACACGCCTCGTAGATGTCCATTAATTTAGCGCGGTCATCCAGAATAGTGCCATCTATAACTTGGTGCTGAACGGATTTAAAACGACAGTATCGCTCTATTTCGCGCACATATTCCTGAATTGTCTTTTTATTGGTACGGAAGATACTTTCCAACAATTTAATATTGAATTGTTGTTCGTCTGTACTCATTGTAAATAGTTTCAATAGAATAGACACACGCATATTTATCTGTTGTGCGTTGTTACAGAAACGTAAAATGTTACAGCACACAAATCCTGTATTGTGATTAATTATCTTAATTGCGTATTATCAGCACTTTAAAAGTTAATAATATGTTAAGATGCTATTTTGCGGTTGTTTTTGTTAATCTAATGGGTTAAATTTGCGACACATAACCAAAAAAGTTATCAAAAATGAACGAATCACAAAATTACTATCGAATTAAGATGTCGTGGTTGGGCGTGGGTCAAGATGGTACCGCTGAAACCAACAAGACAGAAGATTTGGTCTTAGCGTCATCTTATACCGAAGCTGAGAAGGTGGCGTATGCGCTTATTGAGAACCAAAACCGAAGCCGCATCTCAGACGAAATCAATTTCGAGATTATCAAAACAAAAATTTCAGATTTGATTTACAACGACACCCTTACAAAAGATGATAATCTTCTTTGCGGTTTAGTGTACAGCTACTTTGAAGAAGAACAAAACTCAGGCGTTGGCTTGTATGCTTGTAAACTTGCATTGCTGACAATTGACGAGAAAACAGCCAAAGAAAAATGGTCATCAACCACTGTCTACACTCCGGCTAAAAGCAATACGGATGCCGCCAGAATCATAACAGACGATATGAATAAACGTATGGTTGATTTTATTATTCGCGACATCAAGTTTGATAAAGCTGAGTCAATTATTCTTCCTCCCAGCACCTATCAACACATGACTGAAAGTTATTAAATGATTGACCTTCGTTCCGCGAAGCCTATAAAATTCAACTGCACCGAGCAGGGTTTCCCGGAATTTCCCAAACTGAAATTGGGAACTACCAATGACACTAACGTCACTTTGTTTGACGTGTCAGAATACCTACAAGGATTCACCTCATCTACCACCATTGAAGGGTTCTTCTTAGCCTTCAATCACCAAATTAAAACACTTCTGAAGTCCTATGATTTGAAAGAGTCAGAAGTTGTTTTCATCAACGAATCAAAACACATCTTGCTTGATTCTTGTTTGATGTATCTGTTCCTGTCTTACGTTGAACCACATTTTCTGGCTCACATCAATGATAAAATACACGAAATGTTCGCTGAAGGGGTGTGCATTTCAGATTCCTACCTATTGATGAAAGCGAGAAAGAATTTAACACCGGATATAATTTTTCCTGACGATTATGGGAGAGGCAGACAAGAGCTTGCGAGTGCTTCTATTCAATAGCTCAAAAAAACTAATTGCCATTTTCGCATCTCCATATTTCGCAGGTAAAACTCTCAATATAGCCACAGCCAACGTTAAAAAGGCTTGTGACGGTACTTCAATATCTTGTAAGTCGATGTACTTTCGGTATCTCCGTGATGACATCGAAATTGACGAAAGTGACTTCGGTCAACTTACAGTCAGCTTGTATGATATTTTGTGCCGAAATAAACGCAAAGTCTACCGCGACAAGCGTATGTCGAAAACAGGCATATATATACCAACCGAAAATAAAAAATAACAAACGAAATTCAAAACAAGATGGACAATACAATTATGGCACCACAACCATCATACGTGGGTGCTATCGACATCAAAATCATCAACAAATCTAAATACGGACTTCCAGCTTATCAAACTTCAGGTGCTGCCGGCATGGATATTTGCGCCAATGTAGATGAGCCTGTAACTATCGCTCCGGGCGAAAGGGTTGCAATCCCCACAGGTCTACACATCAGCCTACCTGAAGGTTTGGAATTACAAATCAGACCGCGCTCAGGTAACGCCATCAAATACGGCATTACAGTATGCAACACACCCGGAACCATTGATTGCGACTTCCGTGGTGAAATCAAGATTATCCTAATCAATCATGGCAACCAAGATTTTGTTGTCAATGGGGGAGATCGTGTCGCTCAGGGCGTAATCACAAACTACATTCGCGGTAATTGGGTCGAAGTTGACTCATTAGACGAAACTGAACGCGGTGTCGGTGGTTTTGGTCATACAGGCTTAAAATACACCAAAGAATAACACCCATCGCAATTAACCTTAACAATAATCATCACGGCTACGCTCATGACATCACAAAGTAATTTAAACAACTCACTTGAACAGGTCTACTCTCATCCGGCTTTAGGCACGATGAGAGTAACCGAAATCAACGACCAGCCGGCTTTTTGCTTGGCAGATATTTGCAAAATTCTCGGACTTGGAAACACTTCCAAAGTTAAATCACGCCTTGACAACTCTCGCTGTTATGCTATTGATTTAGCCGACATCGAAGGTATCGACCTTCTGAACCCACGCAAACAAGTTGCCACATTTGTTGATGAAAGCAACTTGTATCGTTGCATCATTCGTTCTCGCAAGCCATGCGCTACACCGTTTCAAGACTGGATATGCAAAGAGGTTCTGCCGGCTATCAGACGCACAGGCGGCTACATGATAGAACAACCACACGAGAGCAATGAAGAATTACTTGCTCGCGCTCTTTCTGTGGCTCAGGACACGTTAAACAGACGAGAGGAAAGGCTCAGGTCGTTGGAAAGTGAGAACTTACAACTGAGTGATTCTAATGCCAAACTTGTTTCTTGCAATAGGCATCAGCATGAGATTATTGGAGGACTAACACGCAACATAACTCTCGCAGATATGCGCCAACGGCTTGTGCAAATCATGAGGAAACGCTCACGATACACAGGCTATTGGTCACTGCTGTATAGCGAATTTGATAAGAAGTTCCACATCAACGTAGCTTTCCGTATGCGCAATGCACAGTTTAAAGGCAGTCAACTTGACTACATTGCCGACAAACTTGATATGCTGCCGGAACTTTTCGACCTCGCTTGCAAACTCTTTGAAGGCACTTATGATGACCTAATTGATTCATGGAGTAAAACAGTCAAATCTATTGTTCAAGATGATGAATAAACCAGAAATAGATGCCTTAGTAGAGAGAATCCAGAAATGCAATACGGCTTATCGTATGGGGCAACCTGAAATATCGGATGCTGAGTACGATAAGCTCGTAGAGCATCTTCGTGAGATAGCTCCCGAACACGAATGGCTAAAGACACTTGAACCGGCACCGGTCAGTTCAAAACGAAAAGTAAAGCTACCCATCCCGATGAAGTCGCTAAACAAAGTGAAGTCATTCGATGGTGTTCTCAGTTGGCTAAAAAGTTTGGCTCTAAACAGCAACACCAAACTCGTAGTCATGCCAAAGTTCGATGGCATATCATTGTTACACGATGAAGTATCGAACAAGGCTTACTCTCGTGGTGGTTCAGAAAATGAAGGTCAAGATTGCACTTCTCACTTCAATGTATGGCAGCCTGAATTTAAGCCGGTTACGGATAGTCCTGCTTTCACTTTTGGCGAATTTGTGTTCTGTCGCGCCACGTGGAACAATTTGTTTGAAGGTAAAATCTCACCTGAAACCGACAAACCGTATGTTTCTCCACGCAACACCGTTGCAGGTTTTATTAATCGAGATTTGCCATCTCCGCTTTTGCAACATATTGATTTTCACCGATATGGCATTGATGACATCTCGCGTGAAAACTATACGACTTACTATGCCCTCTACAAAAGTCTTTGCAAAATATACAATCAGCCGGCTTTGTGCCTTGAAACAACTGCAAAGGAATTGAGTGGGTCGTTGCTACACGAATTATACGCAACATGGCAAAAGGCTTATTACATTGATGGACTTGTAATCTATATTAACGACTTGAATATGTGGGATGTAATCGGTAGACACCAAACTACCGGCAACCCAATGTATGCAATTGCTTATAAACACCCCAGTTTCACTGAAGTATTTGAAACAACCGTTTTAGATGTGACGTGGAACATTGCCAAATCAGGTGCATTTAAACCTGTTGTAAATATCGAAACAGTCAATGTTGGTGACTGCCTTATCAACCAGCCGACCGGCTATAATGCCGGCTGGATAAAAGTCCATAAGATTGCACCGGGAGCTATTGTCAAAATAACTCGTTCCGGTGGTGTTATCCCGAAGATTATGGAAATCGTTAGAACAGCTTCTGAAGAAAGCATTATCAAAATGTGGAATGACCTATCAACCTGCCCCATTTGCGGAGGCAAAACAAGGTGGAGCGATAGCCAAGTAGAATTGATTTGTACCAACCCTGATTGTGATGGCGTTCAGTTAGCCAAGCTCATCTTCTTCTTTGAAACTTGTGGAGTTGACGGTCTTGGCGATGAAACATTCAATAAGCTCTATCAAAACGGTTTTAAGACCGTCAAAGACTTACTCGAAGCATCATATCAGAAATTATTATCTTGCGACAACTTAGGGCCGGCAATAGTAGAAATAATCATCCAGAACGCGCTGCGCATTAAAGACGGTGTTGATATGCCGACAATGATGCAAGCCAGTGATTGTTTTTCCGGTATTGGCAAAATCAAAGCACAGAAACTTCTCGATTCACTCTCTGAAGATGATTTGCAGAAGTTCTACAACCTCGACTTTCACCCGAACACTGAGGATGTAGATTTGCAATCACTGCCAAAAACCACTCAGTCATTCTATTCCGGACTCGATAAGTTCTATAAGTTCATAACTCAAAACAATCTCAAAATCCTCAAACCTGAACCCAAAGCGGAAGTAAACGCTGACGGACCGCTGAAAGGCGAAGCTATTTGCTTCTCAGGGTTCCGTGATTTTGAGTTGGAAGCTGCCATCATTCTCAACGGTGGCACGATAGTTTCGGGTGTTTCTAAAAAGACCACTATGTTGATAGTTAAAGACATAAATTCTTCATCTTCAAAAATCACTAAGGCTCAAAACCTTGGTGTGAAGGTTATTCCGGTGAGCGACTTTTACAAAAGTCTGACGTGATTAGAAGGGCGTGGAGATGTTGTGTTAACATTTCCACGCTAATTTATTGTCAATCAGTATCAGTTGAAAATAATTTATGTTAAATATTGATTTTCTCTTGGATATAGTTAATATTAAGACTAACTTTGCCAACGAAAGTGAAACAAATAAAATATAATATCATGTCTAAGAAGAATCAACTAACAACAAGTGACCATCTGAAATTTGAAGAATACCAACGCCTTTTAGCTGCATTGCATAAGGATAAAAAGTATTTCTGGGAAATGTTTGCCGTTTTATCCTTTTGTACAGCTTGCCGCGTTTCTGATGTACTCCGTTTCCGCTGGTGTGATGTTTTAAATGCTAAACAATGCACTGTGTGCGAGAAAAAGACAAGTAAAAGCCGTATGATACCTTTTAACATGGAAGTAGCTACAAAATTCCGTCAGCTTTACCGACTAATGGGTGAGCCGGACAAAAGTGGTTACATCTTTTCAAATAAAGGCGATAAACCTATTACCGTTCAGTTCATCAACAGAAAGCTGAAGGAGTTTAAGGATATTTATGAGCTTGATATTGACAATTTTTCGACACACACATTCCGCAAAACATTCGGTCGCTATGTGTACGACCAAAACAACCATAGCGCAGAGTCTTTGCTTTTGCTTAATCAAATTCTCAATCACTCGAATTTGAACGTGACAAAACGATACATAGGCATCACAGCTGAGGAAATCGGTAACGTATTCCAATCTATAAATTTATGCTGGAAATAATATGGGAGTCGATTTGAGCAAGTGGTTAATGACTTGTGAGGTTTGCGGAAAGTCGGTGGACTTTGCAGAAATCATAAACGAGGACTGGAAAGTCCATCTGGCTGACTGTAAAAAATGTGTGGAATGTGCATACTGGGATGAAATAATGGATAATCGACCTGAACATGAACAGGTCATTAGGGGTTATCTTTATGACTTCCCAAACACGCCCAACCCCAGAAGTACAACCGCTCGTTACATATACACCAACTCAGGCGATGTGATGTCATCTTACCGAGCTGTGTGTTATGGGAAAATTCCCGACCGATTGCGTGAACATTTTCCAGACACAGCGAGGTTCATCACAAAAGAACAGTACCAAATCATGGTCAACAACGAAGATTACAGTTGCCGTAGCAAAGGCTGTTGGGATAGAACCCACTGCTTTTGGTATAAGCTGAAGGAGATGGATTGGAATAAAATCCCTGCTTCGCATAAGATAGGTGATGAGCATTGCCCGACATTCATTAATAAGTATTCATTTTAAAACCATAATAAACGACCTGATATGCTTACAACTCTTGTTCTTGGCGGCACCGTTGTCGCTGCAACAACCGTCAGTTATTTAATCCTATCGAACAAAATTAAAGAACTAAAGACCGTCATCAACTCGCACGATGATGAGGTAAAACTCAATACGCCCGATAATATTGAATTAATGAGCCAACTGGTTAACATAACCGTTACTCAGAACAACGTACTTCGGGAACTTATCAGCTCTAAACGACAACTAAGAGATGATATAAGCTCGGTTAAGACTGAAATCAAACACCTCGACCAGAAAGTCGATACAATGATGGCAGTTGAAAAAGACAACATACTCGATAGACGCATTGCCAGCTTTCTGTCAATGCACCACCATCGTTACTCCATCATTGAAAAGCAACGCACAGCTATCGAAAATGAGCAGTATTCACTGGCTCATGCTTACGAAACTCTCGCCAACGATATGGAACGCTACATCATTGACGGTAGACGCTTCTTTGAAATGACCAAGGATTTGGATCTGCAAGTTAACTTAGAGTTTATGAATGACAAGCAAACCGACAACACGACAGATAAGGAGGCTGAATGTTAACCATCATCTTTACAATAACGCTTGCGATATTAGTCGAGAAGCTGGGAGATAGATTAAACCTCATTTGGGTAAGTCATAAACTCTCAGATAAGGAGGCTGGATGTTAGCTGCAATTTTGATGATAATTTGTGCTGCATGGGTATTCGTTAAGGCGGTCGATGTTGACTGCCACGATTGCCCATTGCGGCATGAATGTCAAGACGCTCAAAGAAAGAAAATAATCAAGCTATGCAATAATAGCAAACCTCTAAAAACGAGCCAAATGACTCGTAAAATCTAACAATTAAATTAATCAGCCATGAGTAAAAATGATTTGAGTGCTGAAGTGCATATTCTTGACGTCTTCGGCGAAATGACTACTAAAGTGCTTATCGCTTTAGCCATTCAGTACATTGCCAAAGCGACGGACGAGTCAGGTGGCTTGGCAGAGTTTAACATGGAAAGGATTGCCTACTTGTGCGATGTTCCTGAAAAAGAAGTCAAACAAGCGGTTAAAATTCTGGAAAATGCCGGCATTGTGATGATTATTGGCGGTAGTTATCGGATGGATGCTCAAAACTACTCGGTAATTGCCCACACATACCGCATGTTGTCGCCTGAGAAACGTCTAAAATTCGCTCAGGCTATCCAATCTTGCGATAGCGATACAATGGGTTTAATGATGTTGGAAGTTATATTTAATTTGGCAATCAAGTAAGTCAAATTCAGTATAAAACAACTATAAGGAAGGATTTTAAATGGAAGTGATTAACAAAGCACCTTATGGCACTCATTGGCGTTCAACAATACAAATACTTGGACCTAATGTTGGAGCTGTCTTTACTGAAATCTATGATGATTATATGCTTGCCTATCGTACCAACACTCTCGATAATTTTAAAATTTCAGCCAGTAAATTATCGAGCCAGCTTGCTCCGAGAATTAGCAAGAGAACAATCCAACGAGCTTTGGATTACTTGTTGCACATCGAATTAATTAATAGAACAAAGACCGCTGTTAATGATAGGTTTTTTCTCTTATTGATTAATACATTTGTCACCCTGAGCAAAGACAACAAACAGAAGTTTATAGACCTCTTAGATGCCGGCAATATTATAGCAATCCACCAATGGCTAAACTACACCCCCGGTGAGATAATTACAGTAGTTGATAGTTCAGGTAAAGAAATAAACTTGTCACCGTGTCACCCTTCTTGGTATCGTGTGCCACAGAGTCACCCCAACAATATGACGGATTTAACAGAAGGGTGTCACAGTGGCACACTTTTATCCGAGGGGGTGTCACAGTGGCACACTTTTGCGGAAAATCAAGGGGGTGACACAGTGGCACTTTTCGATGGGGGTGTCACATTGGCGCAAAAAAGTGCCACTGTGGCACAAAAAAGTGCCAATGTGACACCCAATATAAATAATAATAATAATATATATCAATACTTCGGTAAATTTTTTGAGTTAGTTAATGAGGTCAAGGTCTCGATATATGTTAAATCGTTGTAAATCAGATAGTTATTA